TCTGGACCTATGCCCGCGGTGTGCAGCCGTGGACCCAGACCGCGGGAGAACGCTGATGCCCGGCTTCGGCACATTGGCACCCGGCTATGAGAGCGAGGCTGATCTGCTCAATCAGCTGCCTGACGTCGGGCCACCCCTGCTTGGTCCGGGGCCAGAGATATCTCATGGCACCAAGGCGGCCCAGAACCTCTGGGACTACTGGACCCAGAATGCGGCCATCAACCGGTTGGGCGATCCTAATGTCAGTTCGATGGACAAGGCGATGGCTCTCGCCATGGGCTTTTCCGGCGGTGGGTTGGCAACTAGGGCGCCAAAGCTCGGTAGCTTGGCTAGGCAGGCCCCACAGGCGATTCCCGAGGTTCCCGCTCCCATAGAGCCACCCGCGCCTGCGCCCACCAGCGAGGCTCCTAGCCCCGCTGGAGACCTAGTGGCCAGAGCCCGGCAGGGAATGCCGGCCATTCTGGGGCGCCGGCTGCCGACCCCGGAGGACATCGCCAACATCAAGCAGGCGGCGGTAGAATATGGCCGCAAGGGCTGGCCTACGGCAGAAAAGGGCGTCTTTGCAACCACGCCCGAGGCCTATGCCGAGACTACCCAGCTGGTGCCGCAGGTATCGATCAAGAGCCGGCTGCCGGGGCCACTGCCGGGCGAGGAACTGCCCAACAGCCAGCGAGCCCTGCCAATCGTCCGGGCCACCGACGAGATTGGCAGCCGTATTGCCGAGCGCCTCGATCCAATGGTGAGGCGCGGCGATGAGACGCTGAAGTTCTATCACACGGGCCCGGTGATCCGTGGTCTGGAGCAGCATGGCGAGATGTCGCTTCCGGAAGCCAACCAGTTCATGCGGGACTGGGCGGGCCAAGGCGCGGCGACGAGCCCGCGGACGCAGACACCTCCTAACCTGCGCAATTCGTCATGGCTGGCCTATAACCGGGCGATCGGCAGTCCCATCACGCCAGAGGCCTATGCGGCGCAGGGCAACACGCCCGGCTTCCCGATGATGGGCATGCATGTTGACTTGGCAGACAAGTTCGCCCGCGGTGTCGAGAACCCGTGGGTCAACCCGAAGCCAACCACGTTCCGGGAAAACTGGAGCGGAAATCTGCAGGATGTCACGGGTGATACACACAACATCCGCTCGACGCTGTTCCAGTTCGATCAAATTTATCCGGGCAAGATACCGAGGGGCTGGTTCGTTTCGGATGACGCTTTCAAGAACTACAAGACAAACGGCTTTGCCTCCGTTCCGGTGGGAGACTTTGTCGACAAGCTGGGGAAGACGACGGTCAACAAGATACCGCGCCAGTCTGAATATCTGCCGATGACCGAGCCTTGGTACAATGCTGCACAGAAGCTCGGGATCGCGCCAGCGGAGGCGCAGTCCGGCGGCTGGTTCTCATACGGTGGCATCACCGGACTACAGTCGCCACCGAAGACAATTCCCAACCTCTTAAATGATCAGGTCGCAGCAACAGCCAAGGCATTGAATGTCCCGCCCGAGAGGGTGGTGAACTGGTGGGCGCGTGGCTTGATCCCACTGGCAGGCATGGCTGGGGCTGCGGTGCTGCCGTCCCAGAAGAGTCAGGCCGCCCCTTTCGGCTCGCTGGCGCCCCGGGGTATACCCTATGATGAGCAGCGCAGGCCTGTCCCGATACTAGGCATTCGAGGATGAAATGGCGCAATTCGGCAGTCTTGCCCCACCCGGAGACGATGACTGGCGCGAGAGAGAAGCGCTGGAGGGGCTGGCTGCGCAGCAGGATGCCAATCAGCCGAGCGGTTTCGCCACGATGTGGCAGGCGATCAGGCACCCGTCGCTCTATCCGATGTACAAGGCGCTGACGACGGAGCCGCCGCAACAGCAGACGCCGCCAGACACCTCGAACCTGCCGGACGTCGGAGCCCCAGCGATCCCCTCGGGGCCGCAAATATCATCCGGCACCAAGCTTGGTCAGGCTGTCACCACGACAGGCGAGAACCTGATGCGCGGTGTCGGTGGGGCGATCCAGAGCGGCGCCACGCTGCCTCATGACGTGATGACTGGTGAGGAGCCGATCATCGACCCGAGGACAGGGCGCACATCCGAGCGGGCGATTGGGCGCGCGGTCGACATGGCATCGCTCGCTGGCGGCGGTAGCGTCGCAACGGCACTGGAGCGCGCGGCAGTCAATCCCGGCGTTGATGCGCGCATCCTCGGCAGGAAGCTGTTCTCTGACACGGGACAGCCCGGCATGGCGGTAGCCGCGGCAGAGCACGCGCCGCAGTGGTCGACCACGATCGAGCCGGCGCTCGCGCGTATTCCGTCGAACGAACTAACCGGTCAGCAATGGGCCAATCAGCTGAAGCGCTATGGAGCAAAGCCGGAGGAGCTGGACTGGCGCGGGTTAGGTATGGAATTGAATCACGATATTAAACTACAGCGGTCTGCAATTGAGGGGCAACTTGCTAATAACCCGGTCAATCTGCAGACGATTGAAAGGGCCAATCCGGATTGGAAGAACCTGAACTCCGACCAACAGCATTGGGTTCTTGATCAATGGAATGACCGTGGCGGTCGACAGTTCAGTGGATATGACAGCCCAGAAGATTATTATAATGCGATGGGCAGGGCAGGGGGGTCCAGTCTTGGTTCAGACCTCTTCCCCAAGGAAGCGCGGTTTCAGGACTACACGATCCCCGGTGCCGAGAACTATCGTGAGCGACTGATAACGATGCCCCCGACAGAAGAGCCACGATTTGGCTTCTTCCATAATGATCATCGCATTCTGCCGGAGACAGACTTCGCCAATAATGAAGCGGCGCGCCAGTATGCTGTTCAGGCGCGGGCGGCTGGAGACACATCAATTCCGAATGGCACCACCCTTCGGCAAATCAACGATATTCCTTATTTTGCAAGACCGCAGGGTAGTCACTGGGATGAGCCCAATGTGCTCTTCCATCGGAGAACGAGTGACCGCGAGTTCGAGCAGCCGCTGACGCCAGAGCAGGAAGCACAAAATCAATCGCGAGATCGCGCGATTGGGGAAGCTTCACTGGTCCGTCAGCAGCAAGGCGCGGTTGTCCAGCAGATCAATGCGATACGGCGGGCTCATGACGCACGGATCAGACAGGACTATCTCGATGGAAGAATTGATGCCGCTGCGGTTCGACGCAATTTTGAACAGGTGAGCGACATCCCTGAAATGAAACCGCTGCAAGATCAGCTTGGAGCATTGCGTGCCAAGGAAGACGACATCCTTCGCAATGCCCCGCGGGCGGTAGACCCAGATAGGATCAGGAGTCTCCATGATGAGGAGGCGCAGAGCGACTGGCATCAGCTGGGGGCAAAGGCAGGCTATGACACGAGCGGAGGTGTGCCTGATGCTCCTTTCAAAGGCACTGGCTGGGAGCGTCTTGCTGCTTATGACCAGCTGCGTGAGGCGGCGGAAAAGGGCTATCCACGCGTCTCATGGACTGCTGGCGAGGAGAGCCCCACCAACCCGATCGTGATGATGCGGCAAGGCGGGCGGTCGTTGTCGGACTTTGCCGAGAATCAGCAAAGGCAGATGATACAGGCCGATAAAGGCCTGCGCGACTACTACAACCGACGTCGGGTCGACCAGTTCAATAAGATCGGCAAGATGCATGGCGCCAAGGTTGAACGCAGTTCGCTTCCTAATGAAGGCGGAATGAGCGGCGGAGAGGCTATGGAGCGCCTCGGCATTGATCCGGCGCATCGGGAAAACTTCTGGGAGAACCTTAACGACGATCCGCATAGTGGCATCCTAGCGCCAAGTGGTGACCTGAAAGGTCAGAGCGTTACCCGGGACAGCTTCATAAAGGCCGCCCGCGACAAGGGCCTCGCCACCTATCACATGGACATTCCGGATAGCCTGCGCCGGGAGCTTTTGACCAAACCTACGACACTATTCTCTGATACTGGTGAGGCAGCAAAAGCTGCCGCATTGGCGCAGCATCTCGATCGGCCTTATGGCAGTTGGCAAGAAGCGCTGGAGGGAAGACATGGCGGAGCCGAAGTACATCGACCTACATCAGGGGCCCCCGAAACCACTGGAGGAGATGTCCCCGGAGGAGCTGGAGGAGTGGGAGGAGATACAAGGGATGCAGAGGCACATCTTCAAGCGCAGCGGGCGGCGGGTAAGTACTCCCCCCTCCCCGGGCTCCCCACCAAACCGGTCACGATAGGCGATATCCGCTATGTCCCGGGCCCCAACGCCCGGGCCAAGTATGTGGCCGAGAAGTACATGCAGGATCGGCCGCAGCCGGGCCAGCTTCATGCGGCGCCCGAGAAGTATTATCCAGTCGACCCCGAGCACTCGACGGCTATCGCGCAGGCCTATGAGGACATGAAGCACGAGCCGGACAATCCGGCTGTGCGGGCCTCATTCGAGCAGATGTACAAGGAGACGCTCGAACAGTATCGCGCGATCCGCAAGTATCATCCCGAGATGCAGTTCCTTCACATGCCTCCCGGTGGCGATCCCTATGCGATCAACCCTCGGCTGGTGGCGAAGGATGTCGCCGAGAACAACCGCATGTACTTCTATCCGACCGAGCAGGGCTTCGGCACGAGCGCGCAGGAAGGCATCGACATGGCAACGCATCCGGCGATGCGGCCATCAGGTGAGATGCTGAATGGCAGGCCGCTGCTCAACAACGATCTATTCCGCATTGTCCACGATTACTTTGGGCATATCAAAGAGGGCTATGGCTTCCGCGCACCCGGCGAGGACAACGCGTGGCGCTCGCATGCGGCTATGTACAGTGATCTGGCGCGGCCGGCGATGACGAGCGAGACGCGAGGCCAGAACAGCTGGGTCAACTATGGTCCGCACGCAGAGCATAACAGAACGGCATCCGGCGCCGATACCAAGTATGCCGACCAGAAGATGGGACTGATGCCGGAGTGGACCATGCGCGATCGAGGCAGCCCGGAGCCGCAGATCGCCTATCGCGGCAGCCCGAGCGCCCATGCGATGGTCGATATGTCGAAGATCGGCACTGGCGAGGGCAGCGGGGTTCGCGGTCATGGCATGTATTCGGCGGAGGCTGAGCCTATCGCAAAGCGCTATCGGGTCATGACGGCTCTGCGGCAAGACCCACTTCTGAAGAAGTATAAAATCAACGAGTTCGATGCTGACCTGATGGCGCGCGATCTCATGGAGTCGGAAGGCGACCATGCGCCAGTAGTCGAGGAGCTGCAGAACTATCTCGAAAACCTGCAGGCAAAGCGGGCGGAGCACGTCACTTCGGGTGTTGCTGAAGACCTCGATGGCAATATCAAACGAACGCAGAGGATGATCAAATATCTGAACGACCCCAATCGAGCCAAGGGTCACATGTATGAGGTTGCCCACGATCGTCCACCAGAGCAGTACCTGCATTGGGACAAGCCCCTGAAGGAGCAGTCCGACTATGTGAGGCAGCAGCTTCAGCCGATGATCGAGAGTATGGACAAGCGAATGAAGGCGGCAAAGGCGCGTCTTATCCAAAACAAGCAGGCTCGTCTTGCCCAGATAGATCGCAACTCTCCATTTTCGCAGCAGCGGATGCTCTATGACAGACTTGAAGATGAAATCAGGCGACACCAGACTCCCACCGACTGGGAGAACATGCCGGGAGAAAAGCTGTATGAAATGGCGGCTCACGAAGCGCTAGGCACGCCTCCGGTTGATAGGGCACAGGGCTATCCGCTCTCTTCACAGTACCTGCGCGCCAAAGGTTTAGCTGGTGTCAAGTATCAGGCTGGGAAAAACTTCGGTGTGCCACCCGGGGCCGAGGGTACTCACAACTATGTCAGCTTCTATCCGGAGCGCATCCTGAAGCGCTACGCTCTTCCGGGCATGCTCGGCGGTGCAGGGGCCGGTGCCAGCATCCTATACGGGCGAGGTGAGGACAATGGCTCGTAGACTTCAACCGCATGAGTATGAGCAATACGCGATCAACTCGACGATCAACGAACTGGTCGACGGGCGTTCCAATAATGTGGGGAAGGTGACACTGACACCGGGCGCGGCAACGACATCGGTCCAGTTTCCGAATGCTTCGGTGTCATCCATGATTGCTCTGTCGCCGAGGACCATGAGTGCCGCGGCGACGCAGTGGTGGATTATCACTCTGTTGAATGGTAGCTTCGTGATTGGGCACGACATCAGCGCCGCTACCGATCGCACATTCGACTTTTCCTGTGTTGGAGGCTGATCATGGCTCTCGGCGACTTCTTTAGCACCAACCCCGCGACTACTACGCAGACGCAGAACTCGACGACGACGGCCAACCCGTGGGCACCAGCTGCAGGCTTGCTGACCGGGCTTACTGACAAGTATGGCAACATCGACACGTCGCTGACTGGGCAGCAGAAGACGGCTGGCACCGACCTGTGGAATCAGGCTAGCTCTACCCCCAGCTACGGTGCGCAGGGGACTGGCGCGGTTAACAGTCTCTTCAACAACATGGGGATGATCCCATCGGCATATAGCACTTTGCAAAACAACTTCGCGGGCATCGCCAATCCAGCGAACCTTAACCCCTATCAGACGCCCGGCTTCAGCGATGCACTCAGCACTCTGACCAACAACATCACGAACTCGGTGAAGGGCACCTATGCCGCGGCAGGACGAGCGCCCAGTGGCGCAGGAACAATGCCGCAGACATTAGCGAGGGGCTTGATGCAGGGTGAGGCTCCAATCCTGCAGAGCCAGTATAACACGAACGTCGGCAGCATGATGGGGGCGAACTCTATTCTGCAGAATGCCGGCATCAACACAGCGAACGCGATGAGCGGCAATGTCATGTCGGCACTGCAGGCAGCCGGCATCTTGCCCCAAGTCTCAATGGCTCCGGGACAGGCGCAGTGGGGAGTAGCCAATCAGCTTTATTCGCAACCGATCTCGAACGTCAATCAGGTGCTGTCGCCGGCCGCGACGCTCGGCGGCATGGGCGGTACGACGAACGCGACTGGCACGTCGACGGGGCAGCAATACCCTGCGAGTAATGCGATGTCTAACATCCTCGGCGCTGCATCGGGCGGTCTCGGCATTGTGGGACAACTCGCGGCGCTCTCTGATCGCAGACTTAAGACGGACATCAAGGACATCGGCCGCACGCACGACAATCAGAAAATTTACAGCTATCGCTTCAAGGGCTCTGCGACGCCGCAAGTCGGAATGATGGCCGACGAGGTCGAGAAGACCAACCCGCACGCTGTGACAGCCGATCCCACCGGCTTCAAGCGTGTGCGTTATGACCTAGCAACTCGGAAGGCTGCCAAGATGGGAATGCTGGCAGCCGCATAAATGGAGGCTCTAATGCCCGGTGGTGCACCTGCTCCAATGCAATTCGCTCCTCTGCAATACGCCTCCGCGCCGACAACCGGCGGTCTGGGCCAGCAGATGTCAAACCTTGGCAAGGCACTTGGCAACAACCGAGGAGCCCTGCAAGGTCTTTTCAGCCAGTCTCCGGCAGCCATTGCGCCGGGCTCCCCGATTCCCGGGGCACAAGGACCAACCTCAGCCGGCGGCCCGCAGGGGCCCACACCTCTCGTACCTCCTCCCGGACAACCGCAGCCGGTACCGCCGGCGCCGGCACCGACACCACAGCCGGCACCGCCGGGCGTGACATTGCCGACACCCGGGAATCCCTATCCGATGCCATCTCCCGTGCAGGCCTTTGCATCGCAGAACAACCCGCAGGTGACGCTGGACTGGCTCCGGCGACTGACCCAGACGGGGCAAAGCATCACACCTCCCGGCATGCCGGGCTCGTTTGCCATGGGCAGCGCCGGTCTGCTGCCGACAAACCCGGGGTATACGGGAGGGTGAGGTGCCCAACTATCTGCAGGACATGATCGATCGGTTGGGGATACAAGACCCGGTCTCCGGTGCGCTTATCTCGCCTGATGTTGGCAATCCCGATGTCTATCAGTCGCAGGAGGGCGCGCGGCCGGGCTCTCTGCTTGATCAGCTAACGCGGAAGCGAAGGCTCCCAGCTGATTGGATGCCATTGCCTCAGCCGGGACAGACGCCTCCTGCAGGTGCGCTCGACAAGTATCAGCCGCCTCAGCAGGCGCCAGCGTTCGGTGCTGGTGCCGGGATGTTGTTTCCGCCAACAGTCAATGGTCAGACTGCCGGTGGCTTGCCTCCGGAGATACCCACGGAAGCAGTCCCTATGGGTGGGACACCGATGCCCACACCGCGACCTGCTACGGCACCACCGCCGGCGGGCAATCGTGAGGCCGATGGTTCAGCTGCGGCTAAGCCTCCGGGCGATCCGACAGATATCCGGACTGATGTTGCGAAGGGCGCCGTGGGCGCGGATGGGCGTCCTACCACCATGCAGGCAGATGGCGAGCAACAGGGCGGTGGTCCGCTCGGTGGGTTCGGCGACTGGCTCGGCAAACATTCAAACACGCTGCTGGCAATGGGTGCCGGCCTGCTCGGGGCGCCGACACTGGCGCAGGGGCTCTCGCGTGGCTTCGCATATGCTGGCCCGGCAGGTCAGGCTGATATCGCACGGCAGACGCAGCTGGGCGGTCAGCAGGCGACCTATAACGCATTACGCACCGCGGGCGTGCCGCATGATCTCGCGGTTGCCGGGGCCACTAACCCGAAGGTGATGGACAAGCTGATGGAGAGCTACGTCACCGGCAACAAATATGCTGTTCACGACCTAGAGACCACCAACTCATGGGGCGAGAAGACCAAGACGCCCATTGTCTATGACGAGCGCGATCCGTCGAAGGCCTACTATCTCCAGACAGGTCAGCCGGTGAATCCGAATGCCGGGACTGTCGGGCCGAGGACTGGCACGGCCGTACAGGGGCCGAATGGCGTATTCACTGTCCAAGGCGGCGAGGGTGGTGGTCAGGCTCCTGCAGCCGCTGGTGGCGGGCAAACTGGTGGTGCACCGGCACAGGCGCCATCGACATTCTATGCGCCGGGTGTCAGTGACGAGAACTACCGGGAAGACCTGCCTCCCGAGGACTACATCAAGCAGTTCACTCCCAGCACGCAGCAGGCGATCAAGGATCGCGTCAATGGGCTGATGCCGATCTCGGCAGCGACCGGCCGAGGGTCTGGGCCCGCGCAGCGGCTGCAGCGGGCGGCTGAGCTATATGGTGCACTGTCGGGAACGCCAATGGACTCCGCCTCAGTGGCGCAGCGCAGGGAGTGGGCGACCAGCATTGCCAATACCAAGAGTGGCGTAGGCCTGCAGGCGAAGGGCTTCCAGCAGGGGCTGGAGCACATGGCTGCGCTCAGCGACAAGTGGGTGAAGGCGCACCAGTCTGGTGGCATGAACATCGAGGCTCTGGCGAGGCTCCGCAATCGCGCTATCACCTCCAAGCAGACGGAAATTTACAACGGCATCATCAACGATGCGGGCAAGGTAGCCGGCGAGGTCGGCAAGCTGTTCTCCTCGGGCGGCACAGGTCACGAGCGACAGGAGACACAGGCACTGCTGGGCGACACGAGGATGTCTGGCAGAGCGGCGGCTGGTGCGATGGAATCGACGCTCGATCTCATGATGGGCGGGCTGCGACCACTGGAAGGCCGGCGCGACCAGCTATTCCCCGCCGGCAATGCGCCACGAGGTTCGGTGTTCATGGGGCCAGCCGAGGAAGCAAACATTGCGAAGATCAGGAAGAACCTTGCCATTCTGCGTGGCGAGCCGGGTGCGGTACCGGCAGCTGCGGCGCCAGCTGCGGCGCCTACTCCGACAAAGCCGGGCGGGCGCTACGTCTATGATCCGAATACCAAAACGATGGTGCTGCAGTGACTGTCACTGTAACCGGACCAGACAATTCGACGTTCGAGTTTCCTGACGGTACCCCGCAGGAGACCATCACCTCCATGCTGGGGCAGCACTATGGCGCCGGGCCCGCTACGCCTGCTGTCCCCAAGCCATCCGGCGAGGATGTTTCCGCGATCTCGGCGGCGGAGGCTCTTCCCATTGTTGGAGCCTATTCGGACAAGGCTGCAGCATGGCTTCGCTCCAAGACTCGTGGTGGCACGACAGCCGAGAACCTCGCCCAGATACAGGGAGACGTTGCCAACTATCGGCGACAGCATCCGATTCAGAGCACGGCGGGAGACCTCGCCATAGGCTCACTGCCCTATGTGGCACTTGGCGGCTTCGGACCGGCTGCGCGGGCTCTCGGGATGGTTGGCAAGGCTTCCGAGGCGATCCCTCTGGCGGCCGGCACTGGCGGCCTCATAGGTGGCTTGGATGCTGCGGCTCGGGGTGAAGACCCACATACTGGTGCGATAGTTGGTGCTCTTACCGGGGCTGGTGGCGTTGCGGCCGGCAAGGCTGTGGGGCGTGTCTGGGATGCGGCGCGCGGCATGTTTGTCGACCGGCCGCGCATCCCCAACACGATCGACGTCAATGGGCGTCCGATCCCCGTCAGCGAATCGACTATCACCCGCAACCCAATGACCGCGGCCGAGGAGCAGGGCATGCTGGGCACGCAGGTGCCGGCTGCCGTAGAGGCTGAGGGCAATACCCGGGCTGCGATGCAGCAGGCGCATGATGACCTGAACGATCGGCTTCGCACACCAGTCGGACCCATTGACCCCAACGCGCCACCATCCGCAACGCCACAGCAGGCCGGCGGGGCGGCAGTCGGCGATCTCGTGGCGCAGGAGCAGCAGCGCACGGCAGATGAGGTGGCGAGGCTGGCAGGTCTACGGACTGATACCCAGACCTTGACGCGCGATCTTGGCGGAGGCATTGCCGGTCCGGCCCAGCCGCAGGATGTCGGCACCTCGATCGGGCAGCGCATCCGCGATCTCTTCACGACTGCACGGCAGGCTACCCGCACGGCCTATCGGGCAGCTGCGAACTTGCCAGCGAGTTACAACCCTCGTTTTATGTACAATGCAGGGCGCATCATCCGCACAGCACTCGATACCGGGCCTATCGAGAGCCGGGTCAGGATCAACCCTGCCACTACTCCGCAGGCGCAGGCCGCTCTCGACATGATCGATCAGGAGATCGGCCAATTACGGTTCACGAATGCGGCTGGCGACCGAGCAGAACCGGGTCTTCCCGCCCCGGTCCGGCCTATTACGCCTGCTGATATGGAGCAGATTCGCAAGGGCCTCGTGATCATGCGTCGGCAGGCCAACAATGCGGCGCGGACGTCCGGCAACTGGGAGGATGCCCGCGCCATTGGTCGTGTGATCGATGGGTTTGATGCATGGGAGCAGGCGACGGCGACAAGGCCCGGAGGTCTTCTCACCGGAGACCCGGCAGATGTTGTCGCCACCCGGCAGGCGGCTCGGGCCGCGCATGCGCAGGAGCGCGCCACCTTCTCCCGGCGAGGCCCGGGCGACGTGGTCGGCACGTTCATGGAGAATGTGGTCGGCAAGTATCCCGGGCAGGAGATGAGCCCGGAAAAGATCGTGCGCTCGCTCTTGGGAGCGCCCGGTAGTGCTCCGCCAGAGAATGCCGTGCCGATCCTCAACCATCTTCGCGACAACGTGTTCGGCGCCAACAGCCCTGAGTGGGCATCAATCAAGCGCTCGGTGGTGCAGCACCTGACCGAGGCTCCCGCGGGTGCCGAGCCACTGTCAGAACTAAGGCAGGCGCAGCAGATAGAGCGCTTCCTCGACAACGATCGACATGCCGGCGCTCTCTTCGATGCGGGAGAGCAGGCTCGGCTGCAGCAGCATGCCGATTCTCTGCGCGCGGCTCGTGATGAGCCAGCAGCGAGGGGCACCATGGCGCAAAGGCTCGACGTGCTCTCTGGCAGGATCACCGGGGAAGGCGGCACCCCCGACATGGTCATCAGCGACCTGCTCGGGCAGCGTGGCGGGCAATTAGCGGCAGCCCTGCGTGACCGCATCTCGCCGGAGTCGTGGGTGCAGCTGAAGCAGGGACTGCTTAAGAAGGCGATTGCCGGACCAGACGGGGCGATCCCGTGGGGCGATCAGAAGATTGGCAACAAGATCGCAGACTTTCTCACCAAGGATGTAGTGCGCGAGATGTATTCGCCGCAGGAAATTGCGATGATCAAACGGCTTGGCGACGCGCACATCCAGCTTATTCCTCCGCCGAGGACCACGAACCCCTCGGGCTCGGGTTATGAGTTGAAGCGCGCCGCCAAGACAATGTTCAAGACCATCCTCGCGACCATTGGTGTGACGACGCACGGTCTGCCGGGGTTGGCGGGAGCAAAGGCGGCCGGCGAGGCGATCGACAGGTATGGCGCATGGCAGCAGGGACAAAGAGCGAAAGACCTATTCCAAGGCTATCGGACGCAGCTGCCGCGGCAGGGTGCGCGCATCCCGCCGGCATTCGGAGCCCTTGGTGGTGCGACACTGAGGCCGGCGATCACTGATCAGGCTTCCCAGTAGGGCAGCTGGCTGAGCAGCAGGAGGATGATCAGGAGCAGGATGCCCGGGAGTATCCCTTGGCTGTCGACAAACCACCGGGCAAAGGCGTGCCACGCGTGAGCGAAGAGAACTATCGCGGCTAGGCAGAGGAAAAATAAAAGGCGCACTATCATGGATGCTCAGGGGTACTACCAGAGTGTTGAGGATGCGATCAACAAAAGCGCGGCTGTCGCTGGCATGGACCCGGCACACTGGCGCGCTGTTGCTTCGATCGAAAGCTCGATCAACCCACAGAGCAACCGATATGAGGGCACTCAATTCAAGGGACTGTTTCAGCTTGGGAACGCAGTGTGGCATGACCATGGCGGGGGCGACATCTACAACCCCATGGACAATGCGATGGCTGCGGCAAGATACGCCCGCGCCAACTCCAACATCTTCAGGGCCCAGTTTGGCCGCGATCCGACTCCGACCGAGATATACCTGATGCATCAGCAGGGGCCCGGCTTCTACACAAAGGGCACGATGTCCAATATTGCCGGCAATCCCTATGCGAAGGGCATGGTCGCCTCCGAGCAGACGCCGCAATCATTCGAAGCAGGCTGGTCTAAAAACTTGGAAGCAAAGGCAGCAGCCGGAGGCGGGACCATCACGCCATATCAGCAGAGCGTGGCCGGCACGAGAGGTGGCGGTGGCGGTATGCCGGCCGGCGCAGCTGCAGGGCCAGCTGCGTCGACCGAGACCCCTGACGGTGATACAACTGGAGGCCTTGGAGCGGGGCTGGCAGCCGTTCAAGACAGGATCGCAAAACAGGATCAGGCAAACCAACCGCCGCCGCTGCAGCCGATGCAGATGGCGCAGCCGATGATGACACCCGCGATGTACAGGGCACGATTGATGGCGCAAGCCATGCTCAACAGGGACATGGGTATCACGCCGCCGGAGACACCATCATGAAGCGAACGCTCGGAATACTCGGTCTATTCATCCTGTGTGCTATCGGCGCGCAGGTCGCTGTCGAGGGGGCGAAGGCAGCCTTCTGGCAGTGGTCGACATCCTCGACCAGTAACGGCAACAGCGACCCGACGATCTCATGGGTCGAAGGAATGCCGCCGTCAGTGGTGAATGACAGCGGGCGAGCGATGATGGCTCGGCTCGCCGAGCAGGCGGCTGATACATCTGGTCAACTGACGACAGCCGGCGGTCCCGTCGCTTTCACGGTATCGAGCAATCAAGGCTTCCCCAATCCTCCGCAGAACGGTCAGGTGATTGGGGTGATGTTCAATGTGAACAGCGGAGCAAGCCCTACGCTGTCGGTCGATGGAGGCGCGGCGATCCCGATTGACGCAAGCATCGGTACGCCTGCCTCTGTCGGTCCGGGCGCTCCCACTAGCTTGGTCTACAATGCGGCGAATAGTATCTGGCTGATCCGTGGCGGCGGCGGTGGTGGCACTCCGCTCGGCAGTGTCGTCGCCTATACAGGCACCACGGCGCCGGCAGGCTATGTGTTCGCTGATGGCTCCTGCCTCTCGACTACGACCTTTGCGACCTATTGGGTTCTGATCGGCAGTCCGGCACCGGGCGCCTGTGGCGCAGGTCAGTTCAAGATAATCGATCTCCGCGGCTATGTGCTGGCTGGGCTTGATACCATGCCGGGAGGCAGCCCTGCAGGGCGACTGACGTCGGCTGCGACCGGATGCGGTACGGCAATGACTGTCGTCGGGGCTGCCTGCGCAACGCACGAGTCTCATATCATGACTGTTGCGGAGTTGGCGATCCATGATCACTACGCGCCTATCACCGATCCGACGCATACCCATCCTGTTGGCGGCCAGATTGCCTACATCAGCGGTGTTTCCGGCTATGGTGTCGGCAATGGCGGTGTGCTGGGTCAGTATTACAATTCGGCCATCACTGTCTCCGCTGCTGCGACGGGGGTTTATGTTAACGGTGCCGCAGCGAACTACACCTCCAACACGGGCAGCAGCACTCCGATGCCTGCGATGGGGCCAACGATCGGCGTGATCTACATCATTCGGGTGCTGTGATGATCATCGAGACAGTGCACGGTCTGCGAAGGACCACTTGGCGTGCGAAACTTATCCGCACCGATCCGGGGCTGGTGATGGCTGCCGGGACTGTGACGTCAACGAATGTGCAGGATGCCACAAACCAGATAGCGGCCTTGTCGACGACTGCTACGACCAGCGGCACGCTCGTCAATACTAACGTGCAGCTGTCGATCGATGAACTGATCGCGGCCATCGTAGCTGCAGACATTCCGACTATCGGCACCCACGACCACGATGTGCTGGCTCAGATCGCAGCGGCGCTATAAATAGGAGGTACAGGCATGAAGATAGTGATCAGCTCAGGTCATGGGCTTTACATCAGGGGAGCCTCTGGCCCGGCTCCATGGGGCTTGGACGAGGTCGACGAGGTCAGAAAAATAGTAGACGATGTAGCGCCCCGGCTCAGAGAGCTTGGCGTCGAAGTAGTTGTCTATCATGACGACGTTAGTGTCGAGCAGAACGAAAATTTGCACCGCATAGTGGACTACCATAATAACCAAGGGCCTCACGATATAGACTGCTCTGTGCACCTAAACGCGTACGAACCCACGGAAGGGGCCCGCGGTTGTGAGGTGCTATACGTGACGCAGAACTCTCTCGCTGAAGACCTAGCGGCGACAATGTCGGAGGCGGCGGGCTTCACAAACCGGGGGGCAAAGCACAGGGACGATCTCTTCTTCCTGAATCAGTGCTTGGCACCAGCTGTGCTTTTGGAGGTGCTGTTCTGCGATGCCATGGAAGACATCGACTGCTACCACGCCAACTATGATGAACTGATCGACGCCATTGCCACTACGCTGGCTGGGCATGACTTTGATGAGGATGAACCCGACGAGAATGAAACCGACCGGGAGGACGAACTTGAGGAGTTGGAGCTGGGCGGGAGGGTCGGCGAGGTCACTGTCCACGAGGTAGGGAAGTGCAGCCACTTCGGGGGCCCCGAGGACATGGGCGTAGATAGTGACGAAGGGCTCGCCTTCCACTACGAGGTCACGCCAGAGAATGAGCACCTGTTCCTCCCGGAACAGCCTCCCGGGACTACAGGACTCGCCCGGCGCCTAGACCCGTCAAGGTTCTACTTTGCCATCCGATTCGACTATGAGCTGACCCCGAAGACGATGCTCGCAGACCCCACGATTCGCGGGCTGGTGAAGGCTCAGAAGACTGGCAGGATGGCAATGGCATGGCCGGCAGATTGGGGGCCACACGAGGATACCGGCAGAAGCGCAGATATCAGCCCCGGACTGATGGAGTTTTTAGGCATAACCACTGACGATATCGTGGAAATTACATACCCTGCGCAAGTGCTGGTCTCATGACAAAAATCGTCCTCGCGTTCCTGCTGGCTCACAGCTGGTATCCCAGTGAATGCTGCAACGGGGCAGACTGCAGGCCTGTCCCCTGTGATCAGCTCGCAATCGACGGCTCCAGCGCAAAATGGGGCAATGGTCCCGCTCGTCAGCTCCGGGTCAGCCCTGACGGAGACTGCCATGTCTGCATGCACAATGAAGCGACCCTCTGCATCTTCGTCCCTGAGAAGCTGTCGTAGGCTAGTTGCCGAGCTTCCTGAGGCGTTTTTTGTAGCTGACGTGGTTGGCGTACTGGTTGGGCCGGATCGGCTTCCACGGCTTCGCTATGAGCCCCTCGCGTATCCTCCGCTGGCGGATGCGCTCCAGCTTCTCCGCGGCCAGATCGGTCGAGGTGGGCAGCTTCCGGCCGCCCCTGACGTGCTTATGGCGCTTTCGTTCCTTTATCTTGAGGACGGTGTGGATGTTAAGCCCAAGCTGTAGGGCTATCCGCTGGGCGAGGCCTCGGGTGCCGAGACGGAACCCGGCGTTCTGGCGCTCCCGGCGATCCTGATTGACGATGTCCTTGATCAGAGCCACGAGGGGCTCTGGCGTCGGCACTCGCATTGTCATGCGCTCTTCCCCGCGTTTTTTTCCAGCTGCTTCGGGGTGACGTCGATGAGGGTAGCAGCTGCATTGAGCACATCCCACTTCGACTGTTGGAACTCCTTGCGCCCCATGGCGACGACGCTCTGGGACTGGGCGACATATTTGAGGATCACCCGGCCGCGGACTACGATCGTCGCCGCGGGGTCGAGAGGAGCCATGAAAGCCGCCACAGTTGCTGCATCACGCACTGTGTCGCAGACCACCTCACTGAGATGGAAGTAGCCACACTCCACCAGAAGCTTCTTCCGGAAGATGTCTTCGGTGGGGTACTTGGCATCGAGCTTCTCCGGGAGGTTACGCCACGCCTCTTTCAGCTGGGCGAAGTAGTGCCGGTGGCTATTCATGTCCCGCTCCTGTTCGGGATCGAGCATGAACACCTCGCCGACACCAAAGAAGTTCTTGCAGTAGTTCAGATCGCGGTTCTCCGGCACGAATGACTTTCCGGTCCAGATCGCATGGATGGGGCGCCGGTTCATAGATATGTCCTCAGGTGAGCGACCAGCTGGTCTATCTCTTGGTTGAAGTAGTCCAATTCACGGCGGAGGTTGGCCATGAAAGGTTCGTCACGCTCGATCCGGGTGACGGACTGTGGCAGCCCGGGAGAGCCGATCACGAGATCGCACCACCGCCGGCCAGTGATCCAGAGGCAGCCCTGTATCTGGGCCTTGTGCTCTGACAAGGGGGCCTTCCCGGTTTCGAATATCTCGACCAGCAGGTCTGGCGCGGTCGACTTCACCTCGACCATACCCTCGGTGCCGACCAGCCCGTCAGGGCTGCAGCCAGTACGCATCAGCGTCGATCGCAGGAAGCCCACGGTCTCGACGTTGACGTCGGCATCGAACGCATACTTGGCGCGCAGTACATCTTCCTGCTTTTTGCCACGGTCCATGGCTGCGTTGGTGAACGTCTCCATGGTGATGTTGGAGACGATCTCAGCTGCCAGCTGGCGCCGGTACTTGGCGCGCATCTTTCCCTGCCCCTGAGCGAGCATGTCAGGGAATCGACTGGCGGTCGGGAGGCCACGACGTGCCTCGTGCCACTCGGGGCTGCCCTGCTCGCATTCGATGATCGTGTAGCGTGCTGTCATTGTCTTTCCTTTAATTCTTCAGCGACTGGTTTTGGGAACGGTTGCCAATGCGTTGGAGGCGTGTTTGAACGAGAGTTCCCCCAACAATTCAGCCTTTCATGCCAATAATCGGTACCAACTTCTGGAATATATGGGCCATCAAATTTTGGTCGATAGACAATGATGTCTGTCCCGTCTTTTGGTGCAGTATCTATTGGTTGCCACTTCGGCTCCATCGCAGCGATGGCGACGCGGGCCAAGGCGCGGGCCAAGGCGCGATTGACTTCATCCTGTTCCTCGCTATCCCACGCAAAGCCTTCTGTCTCAGCTATCGCCCGCGCCACCCGTTCAATCATGGTCATCCCTAATTTTCCTTCACGGAAGTCTGTCACTTGTAGCCCCCCTTTCCTGTGGCGATGTCTTTGGTGAGTCGCTTGGCAAGTTCGATAGTCGTCAGATAGCGCTTGCCATCCTCTGTCCAGCGTTCATCGATAGAGCCAACATTGAACTCACTTTGCAGATAATGATCCAACCCCGGCACGGTGATGGTGACGTGGTGGCCAGCCCATGTGAACTGGCGCAGGCCGCGGTACTTCATCTTCACATGGGTGCCCTTCTTGGTAGTGTAGGCACTGACGATGTGGAAGATGCGCTTGCGCTGGCCTGTCGCTGTCACTTGAGTATTGTCGTAGTCACGATCCTTGAAGAAGTAGGCCATACGCCTGCTGTCGATGTTGAACACCGCAGTAGTGTCGCCCTTCCTCACCTGCACGCGACAGTCACCGAATTGCGAATGCTCGGCATCCTTCACAGCTTGCGTGAAGATGTGGCAGAGATGCGACTGCACATCGAGGCCATGCTGCGCAGCCCATTGCGCGAAGTCATCCGGAAGCCGCCAGTGCCGGTCCGGGATGTGGAAGTGTCCGATGCAGCGCTTCTTCTTGATCGGTATCCACTTGGTCTCACAGGTCCGCAGTGCCTTGATGGTCTTGCCATCCGTGCTGATGTAGATCGGAAACTCGGTGGGTACGCCCCATTTGGTTCGCTTGTCATCTGCCCGGTCCCACCACACCGTGACGGCATATATGTCACCCCCCGGCGCCAGCTGCACCTCCGGCGGCGGCTTGCTGTACTTGCGGTAGTAGATGAACCGAGGCACGATCCACTTGCATCCCTTCTCAAACTTCTCGACCTTCGGGTTGCAGCCAAAGGCGATGCAGCCGAATGCCGGGCGGCTGACGTTGAACATCGGCGCCAGTGCGATCTCTTTCTTGTATCTGATGAGCTGCCGTGTTGAGAGCTTGGCTCCCATCTCCATGGTCCCAGCCATGTCCGTCGACATATACGGCAGCAGCTGCGCACCATATTCCTTGTAGAAAGCATAGGCCTCCGGGTCGTATCTCGCCATGCGCTGGATGTAGAACTCGTAGCGCTCCAGCTGCTCCAGCAGCGTGTCGCGAAAATTGAACACGCCCCATAGCTCGCTTTCCTCGTAGAGTACGAGGGGGTTGTTCTCGTCGCCATCGTAGTGGTCGGCGATCAGGTAGTGACCATCCTCACTCTCCGACATCGGCAGCGGCGGCAGTTCGTCAGGCGACGCTTCTTCCATCTCCACTTCGATCTTCGGCAAGGGCTTGGGCTCGGCCCGCGGCTTGCGCTCATGCTTCTCCGGCCGCTCTCCCTGCGGCGTGACCCATTTGTCGAACTTCATCCTTTCTCTGGCCAGCTTGCGACGCATCGCCTCTTCGGCGCGACGCTGTGCGCGTGAAGAGAACGGGCTGCCGCTGACGTAGGGCACGACCTGATCCCTGTCTGCCTTCAACACAGGCTCCGGCTCCGGCTCTGGCGGAGGCCTCGGCGCCTCGTAGCAGGCGCCAACGCGGTCGTCGTCCTCACGGCTCGATCGAGACGGTGTAGGCGGTGAGGGGTCTATTGGGCTTGCCATCCGGACGGAGGGGGACGGCCTCAGAGATCGTCTGCCAGTAGACCATGGCCTCTCTAGCGTCTGGAAACTCCTTTGCGTCGCCGCGACGAGTCGTGACCACGAGGTCGCCACGCCCTTCATGAGCATCGAAGTCCATGCTTTTAACAAAACACCCTCCCGCGGCTGTTGGGCCTTGGTCGGCCCGCTCGACTATTTTAATTACTGCTGGCATCATTTGAACTCGTTTTTCGGCAGCGGGGTGTCGCCCGGGAAGTCAGACTTCGCCGGCTTTCCCTTCTGCTCCAGTTTGCGGGTCAGCTGCTCGACAGCCTCATCGAAGCGATCGGCAGGTATCTGCGGGACGGTCTCTGCCTTGAACAGCGCAAGGAAGCGAGCAGTGTCGGCGCCCGATTCGTGGATCAGCTTGTTGATGGCGAGCACCTGATCCTTGTCGATCAGCATGGAGCCTCGCACCCGGGAGGCGTCGTCATCCTCGCCGCGGGTGACGATGTTCAGCAGCATGCCGGCAGTGTATCGTTTGCCATAGCTGGTCGTGCTGCCGACAGCCTGCACAGGGTTCTTGGACCCGGTGGAGTCATGCTGCAGGATCATCGTGGTGTCTTCCCGGTGGCCGGCGCGCGCCAGTATGGCGGTCACCATGATGCGACCGTCCGGAGCCTGCCCGACGCGGAATGAAAGCGAGAAATTGTGCTTGCGCAGCAGCGGCCTCAAGACATCCATGATGTCTTCCCACTTGGCGAAAGGCGTCTTCTGCTCGATCGGCCCAGTGCGATCACCGGTCTTCGGGTCTTTTCTCCGGATGACGATACTGCCCTTCCTATCAATCTCAGGAAGCTCAGCCTGCAGCTGCGCCAAGGCATTGTCGTAACCTATCTTGGCGGCGCGCGCCTCCATGTCAGCCTGCAGCTGCACCAGCTGCGTCATCTTGGCGACGTCGACGCGCGGGTTCGCCGCGGCTGCCACAATGGCATTGAGTATCTGAGTTGAGGTGTCGAGCACCTCGACCCTCGGGGCCCTGATCCTGTGGGGCACCAATTCCTGATGCCGTGCTACGGTCTTCGCTGCCCTCTTAGCCATGCTTCGCCTCCTATCTTTTCATATCTGTCTGCGATCTCGATCGCGGTTTCGCGGCTGATAACAACGAGGGCACCGCCGCATATGCCTCCCTGCAATTGACTACGGAAGAACATCCACAAAGGGTCCGTGTCGACGCTGCCCGGGATGAAGTTCAGGAACCCTTTCCCGCACGCGTCGCAAATGATGACCTGCCCCGGATACGTCTCTTTCCCGAGGGGAATGAGCGTGAAGGTATCTTTTTCGATCTCTTCGGGTGTGCCGATTCCAGCTTCCGGAACTTCTTGGCGAGCCATGTGTCTGAGCCCTTTCCTGTGACTGTGCGCTCGGCGTCAGGTCGACGCCCGACAGACTTAAAAAGGTGCCCCAGCTTGCTGCGATAAACAAGAAACCGAGGGTCATTAGCATCAGGTATGTAGCGCCCTGTACGGCGAGACCTTTTTCGAAGAACCAAAGCCGGATCATGATCCAGTTCATAGGCCTCCCCGTGGAATAGGAACTCAAGCAGCCATCTGATCTTGCCCGTCAGGGTACGATCCCCGCATGAGACGTTGTAGTAATCCCGATCGCACTCTAGTTCGAGAGGGCTGCGGTCTCGATCGACAAAGGCCTGCCGTTCGAGAACGGCAAGCCTCACCTTGAGCGGAATGTACGGACGCTTCACTAGCGGGTGACCCCCTTGTTGCGGAAGCCAACCTCGGCGCCGGGCAGCTGTCTGACGTGGCCGGTCGACTTGGCCCAGCCGCGCAGCGCCTTGTCCAGTTCGAAGTCAGTGAAGAACGGGCGCAGCGCTTCCAGATCGAGCACTGCCCGGTCGGTCACGAAGGCATAGCCCTCGCGAGCGGTGGTGAGCAGCACCCCATTGTCTTGGCTGCGAACCCGGCTTAGATCGGCCGGCTTCACCAGCGTGGCGAGGCGGGCTTCCTCAGCCTGCTCGGAAGCGAGCGCCGCCTGATGGCGTGCGAGAGCCTCCTGCTCGGCCTTTGCGGCTGCTTCGTTGGCACGCTCCAGCTTGGTGGCTTCGGACCGGGCACGAGCCACGGCACGTTCAGCCTCCTCAGCTGCCAGACGAAGCTTGGCCAAGCGGGCCTGCTCTTCCCGGGCCAGCCGGGCAGCCTCAAGCCGCTCCCGCTCAAGCCGCGCCTTTTCCTCGGCGATCTTGGCGTCCTGCCAGATGTTGATCCTGTCCTGCAGGATGTCGATAGCGCCGGGTTTAACCGAGCGGTCATTCTTCCTGCGCCGGACGATACGGTCCCGGAGCGAGTGGAAGAAATTGTCGACGGCATTGCCGGCCCGCAAATAGGGCTGCTTCTCGGACTCCCGGTGGGACTCCAAGCGGGTGTCGAGGTCGCGCAGCTGCTTGATGGTGGCACCCAGCAGGAGGGCGGTATTGTCCGAATCGACGATCGTCGGCAGCTTCTCGGCGTCAGCCAGCAGCTGTTCGACGTTCTCGACGGACTGTCCATAGTCGATGGCGAGGCGGTCGGCCACGATCTGGGCCTGATCTACGCCTTGATTGTCTCCGATGGATGCGCGGGGATTAAGGTTGGTCAATTTAGGCTCCCATTAGTTTGGCGATGAAAATGATGATAACAGTGACGAAAGCGGCCTGCGCGACGCACAGGCCGATATCGAAAAGGATGCTACGCATTCTCGACGTGGATACGGTAGAGGTGGGCTTTGCTGACCAGCGTGGGGCGGTTGGACTGCCCCTTGCGGTTGGCCTTGCGGGTGAAGGTGTCGGTGGCGCGGTTATACTTCATCTCGATACCGAGCCAGACGTGGGCGAGATCGGCAGAACCGGTTTCGCGGACCTGCCAGAAGCGGTTGTCAGTGGTCTCAATGATAGTGATCGGGAAGTCCATTCCGTGATGCTCCATCGAGCCCCTGCGGCTCGTGTGCTGTACTTAGCGATTCGCGAGACCATTGTCAACGGGGCGTTGACCTGCTAGGGGTTATCCACAATGAAAAAACACCGGACGAAACCAAAACACCCATCCGACGAGGAGGCTTACCACTGGCTTCTCTCGGTGGAGGGGCTGACCAAAAGCCAGCTGGCGCGAATTGTGGGGGTCAGGAAGCAAGCCGTCACCAGATGGACGGCGGTGCCGCTGAAATATGTCCGCGTCATTCATGAAACCACTGGCATTCCCAAGAAAAGGCTGCGACCATCGGACTTCTCGTAATTCGTGGCCCCCAGTTCACCCCCGAGCAAAGGCCGCGATAGGGGCCCGGTAGTTGAACCCCCTCTGCCGGGCTCCGCTCACCCCATCACAAACGGAGCAGGACATGCGAAAGGGATCAAAGAAAGGCAAGCCCAATGGCAAGCCGACAAAGAGGATGGACAAGGCGCCTGAGGTAGCGGTGAGGCGCCGCGGCAGCAATGCCAACGAGGAGAGCAAGGCATTGTTTCTCGACCATCACCTGCCGAAGATAGCGCGGCTCCGGGAGCTAGCAGCGACGGCGCAGGCCAATCTTCGCAACGGGTATAAGACAGCCAAGAAGGATGGGTTCTTACAGCGCGACTTCGACGTCGCCTTCCGGCTCAAGACGCAGACCGGGGAGAAGCAGATCAAGGCCGAGATCGCCCGCGACATGACAATCGCAAAATGGCTGGGCTATTCGCTCGGCAAGCAGCTGGACCTTTTCGTTGAGGCTGAGGAGCACGACATCGAGGCGCAGGCCTATGCCGATGGCGAGGAAGCGAGCCGCACCAACAAGCCGGCCTCGCCGATCTACGCCCCGCAGACACCCGGCTATGATGCCTACATGAGTGGCTTCCACGATCATCAGGAGACGATCGTGAAGGAGGCCAATACCAAGCAACCGGTCACCGCGACGGTGGCCTCTGGCGTCGCCATGACGCGCAGCCAGTTCAAGGCTCAGCAGGCGACCAAGCGTGCGGCTGATGCGGCTGAGGAACGCAGCATATTCAGCAAGCGTGCGCCGGCTGAATGATTGTCGCGATCGACCCCGGGATACGTGGGGCTGCCGCCGCTCTCCTCGGCGGCACCTTCACGAGTGTCATCGACCTTCCGGTAGTGCAGGTTGGCAAGAGGACCGAGATCGATATCGAAGCTTTGGAGAGCTGGCTCGTAGGCATAATGCCAACTCGCATCGTGATCGAGAACGTGCACTCGATGCCAAGGGAGGGCGCGGTCGGCGCCTTTCGCTTCGGTGTCGCGGTTGGCATTATCCGCGCTTTGGCCACCATCATTGGCGACGAGGTCGAGCTGGTCGAGCCTCATGTCTGGAAGCGTTATTTCGATCTGCTAGGTACCGACAAGGATCATTCTCTCGAATTGGCTCGTGTGCTCTGGCCGCAGCATTGGCATAGTCTGCTGACGCGAGTTAAGGACACTCACCGTGCAGAGGCGATGCTGATGGCATGGTGGGCCGTCCGTCCTGCAGTCGGGAAGAACTGGCACCGTGCTTGATGGGCTGCCATACAACCACTTCGCCTGTGTCCATGCTGACGTGCCGTGGCAGTTCGACAGCTGGTCTCCGGCTGGCGAGGAACGCAGTGCCCAGCATCACTATCCCTGCATGTCGGATCGCGACATAGCCCGGCTCCCGGTACTCCGGCATGTGGCGCGCGACAGTCACCTGTTCTTCTGGGTGACCGGGCCTATGCTCGTGAAAGGCCGGCACATCCGCATCATGCGCAGCTGGGGGTTCGAGCCGACCGCGGTCGCCTTCGTCTGGATCAAGCTGAACGATCGCTGGCATCCCCACTGGCTGGGCTACATCGAGGATGCAATCACCTTTATGGGGCTTGGTCACACCACCCGACAGAACGCAGAACTGTGTTTGCTGGGCCGCAGGGGCTCGCCTATGCGTTTATCCAAGTCGGTGCGGCAAGTGATGTTCGGTCCCGTCAGGGAGCACAGCCGGAAGCCTGAGGAGGTTTACAGCCGCATCACACAATATTGCTCGGGTCCGCGGCTCGATCTCTTCGGCCGGCAGAGCCGACCGGGATGGACGGTAACCGGGAACCAATCCACGCTCTTCGACAAAAAAGTGCTTAGCGGAGGGGGTATCTAATGGGGGGAGGGGTGGACGTCAGTACACACGTCCGCGCGAACGAATCAGCAACAAACAGGATACGCGGAAAAAGCGTCACGACGTGTCATGACGCGTCAGTCAACACTTTGTGGACAGCAATCAGGGCTGCCCCCTAGAAATAGTGCTATGCGGTTATTCTGTTAACGCATGTAAGTTTACACTTGCATGACAGCCCGATTCGTGGATTCGTACGCAAGCGAAAGGGGCGCTCCCGGCAAGGAGGCACCCCTTTCTGAAACTGCCTAAACCTGTGACGTTTTGCAGCCGTGATGTTCACATAACATCCTCCCCCGCAAAATACAACAGGTTCCAAGGCAGCTTCGCCCATAGACTAGGCGAAAGCTCGGTCGGCGTGGGGCAAAAAGACCGGCCACGGACGTGCAGGCCAGCACGGCTCAGTCATCTGACCCTCAATGCATAGCACCGCCTCGGCGGTGGCCGCACCCGGCTGGCCTTTTGCCGGTGGTGTCGGAGGGTCACGATGACTGGGGGAGGGGGGGAAGGTGCCTACACCAGAAGGATAGTAACTAACAGTAGGAGTATGGAACTACTAGAGCCCACCAACCAACAGGAGAATGAAACGTGCAGACAACCGAGAGGCGAAAGACTATCGAAGTGGCAAGGGGACGATGGCCTGAGATACTGCTAGCCCTTGGTGTCGGGCATCACATCATCAACGGAAAGCATCAAGCCTGCCCCGCCTGCGGCGGCAAGGATCGCTTCCGGTTCACAGACTTTCAGAAGCAGGGCGACTATTTCTGCGGTCGCTGCGGCTCCGGCAATGGGCTCAAGCTGCTCGGCCTGATTCATGGCTGGGAGTGGAAGCAGGCCGCGGCCGAGGTCGATCGCGTCATCGGCAACCTGCCGCCGCCCCGGGTGGACATCGGCTTCTCCCACAGCCGGGCAGCATCACCCGGTGGTTGCCGCCGGCTTTACGCTGCCAGTCGGCCGATTAACGGGGATGCCGCCGGGAAGTATCTGACCAACCGCGGCCTGTCGCAGTCGGACTTCGAAGGCTTGGACAAGGTGCTGCGCTACGTCCCGGCGATGCGCTATCAGGAGGACCACACGCTGCACCCGGGGATGATTGCGGTGTTCAGCGATGCTGCCGGCAAGCCTACAACCATCCACCGCACCTACCTCACCGGCATTGGCACCAAGGCTGCACTGGCGCCGAATCGGATGTTCATGGCCGGCACTGTCCCGGTCGGTGGAGCGATTCGCCTGTCGGTTCCGGAAGAGAACCTCAGCTGCATGGGGATCGCCGAGGGCATCGAGACGGCGCTGTCGGCGCGAGCCCTGCGCAGTGGCCTGCCGGTGTGGGCAGCGGGCAACGATCAGCTGCTGAGGCAGTGGAAGCCTCCGGTCGAAGCCATCGAGATCACGATCTTCGCCGACAACGACAAGTCATACGCTGGTCAGTCCGCGGCCTATGCGCTCGCAGCCCGGCTGGTTAACGAATCAGTGCGGGATAACATTCAACGCCGCATCATTGTCGACGTACCGCCACAGGTTGGCACCGATTGGAATGACATCCTGCAACAAGGGGGTGAACTGTGAGAGCATTGAGACCTGACCAACACGAGGCGCTGGACAATCTGCGTGCGGCTATTGCTGAGGGCAACAAGCACATCGTGATGCAGGCGCCGACCGGCTATGGCAAGACGGTGTTATCGGCTGAGCTAGTCAACAGTGCTCGCAGCAAGGGCAAGAAGGTATTGTTCGTGGTGCCGGCGATCTCGCTGGTCGACCAGACTGTCGAGATGTTCGCCTCGCAGGGCATCGGCGAAGTCGGTGTGATCCAAGCGAATCACCGGCAGACCGATGGCTGTATGCCGGTGCAGGTCGCCAGTGTGCAGACGCTGCAGCGGCGCGATATGCCGCCGGCCGATGTCATCGTGCTTGACGAGGTACACCGCTGGTTCAACGCGTACGGCACATGGCTGCGGACACCCGGTGTCTGGCTGGAGAAGCCAGTGATCGGCCTGTCGGCGACGCCATGGCACAAGGTGCTCGGCTGCTACTTCGGCAAGCTGGTCAAGGCCTCGACGACGCAAGAGTTGATCGATGGTGGCCTGCTGTCAGACTTCAAGGTGTTTGCCTCGGATCATCCTGATCTGGAGGGCATCGCCACGGTGGCTGGCGACTATCATGAGGGCGAACTGGCTGAGCGCATGTCGAATGTGAAGCTGGTGGCCAACATCGTCGAGACGTGGCTGGAGCATGGCCGCGGCCGTCCCACCTTGTGCTTCGCTGTCGATCGCTGCCACGCCAAGCATCTGCAGAAGCAGTTCGAGGACCGCGGCGTCAAGGCGGCCTATCAGGATGCGTTCACGACGCCACACGATCGAGCGGCGATCAAGACGGGCTTCCACGACGGCTCGATCGAGGTGGTGGTGAACATCGGCACGCTGACAACTGGTATCGACTGGGATGTCCGCTGCATCATCCTCGCGCGCCCCACAAAGAGCGAGATGTTGTTTGTGCAGATCATGGGCCGCGGCCTGCGAACAGCCAGTGGCAAGGACCATCTATTGTGCCTCGACCACACTGACAACCACCTGCGCCTCGGGTTCGTGACGGACATCGATGCCAATCACGATGAGCTACTGAACAAGGCCGATCGCGTCGTCAGCGTGACCGATAAGATCAGGCTCCCGAAAGAGTGCCCGGCCTGCAACTTCCTGAAACCACCGGGGACCGCAAAGTGCCCGTCATGCGGCTTCATTGCGGTGAAGCACAACAAGATCGAGCCTACCGCGGGCGAGTTGAAGGAGATCGAGCGCAAGAGGAAGGCGGCCGAGAACGATATCAACCCGGCAGTCTTTTTCTCCGAGTTGCTGGCCTACGGCATCGAGCGTGGCTACAACCCGGGATGGGCTGCGAACAAGTACCGGGAGAAGTTCGGGGTATGGCCTAACGGCCTGAAAGGCACCATGGCTGCACGCGAGATATCGGCAAAGACGCGCAGCTGGATCAAGTCACGCAATATCGCATGGGCGAAGTCCAAGCACCGGTTTTCCACAGCCTAGTCAACGAGGCGTTGACGCCGGTCCTGATTCGTGAGACAACCCGCGGACTGGACGGCCACCTTGCAGTGTCCGTCCTCCCCTCGAACCCGGAGCCCTTAATGGCCTTTATGAACTTCTGGAAGACAATCAACTCGATCCTCCGCTCGCGCGGTCAGGATGAGTTGCTCTACGGAGACGCCCGCGCGTGGTGGGCGGAGTATCTGGCGAATAGCTAGGAAAAGGTGAGTTCTACACGGCGCAAGAGTCCAGCCCAAAAGGTCTCGTGAAATTGGACGAAGTATCGAGCTAACCTCATCCCCTTGTGGGAACGGTTTCGACGGTAGGGATAAGCTGGAGCGTAGCGTGGCAGCCTCTGCAGGCGAACGACCACTGTTGCAGTGATAGACGCAGAACACCAAACCTTGCGCCCGGCAGCTTCGGCTTACCGGGCTTAAGGCAATAGGAGGTGGTGTTTCCAAAGGGCCGCGGTGTCGGGCTCTGCGGGCCACGGTATCCCGTCTGTCCTTGGCCGGACGCACGGGAGACTGAAGCAGAGTGAGAGCTTCGATGCTCTCCCTTTTGGTAACACCATCTCCACCATCAACCTCAAACATCAGGAGACTACCACCTATGAATGCACATGCCACACTTCGTTCCGGCTCGCTTTACACCCAGACTGCCCGCTTCGATGACCAGCAGCACTTCCTCACCGAAGACGAATTGCGCTCGATCGCCCCGAGCGTCTTCGCCACCACTGCCCATGAATCCCGCTCCGCCCGCTTCAAGCCGATCGCGACCTATGACGTCGTGCGCAAGCTGGAGCAGGAGGGCTTCGGCGTCGTTGGCGCGGTGCAGTCGATCGCCCGGTTCGAGGACCGCAAGGACCATACCAAGCACCTGCTGCGTCTCCGCAAGAAGGACGACGTGCAGCGCAATGTCGGCGATACCGTTTTCGAGATACTGCTCAAGAACGCCAACGACGGCACCGCGGCCTATGACCTGCTGGCAGGTCTGTTCCGCATCCGCTGCCTCAACTCGCTGGTGGCGATGTCCACCCAGCTGTCGACGCAGCGTGTGCGCCACTCCGGCGACGTCGCACCCAAGGTGATCGAGGGCGTGTTCTCGGTCCTCAACGATGCGGAGCGCGCTCTCAACGCTCCGGACCAGTGGGGTCAGCTGCAGTTGGCTGCCCCAGAGCAGGTGGCGTTTGCCGAAGCGGCTCATGCTATCCGCTTCCCGGTCGACGAGAACAGCAACCAGACCACCCACGTTAAGCCGGAGCAGCTGCTTGAGGTTCGCCGTGAGGGTGATCGGGGGACTGATCTCTGGACGGTGTTCAACCGGGTTCAGGAGAACGTCATCCGCGGCGGGTTGGAGAACTACGGCTACAACGCGGCCAACCAGTATCGCCGGGCCCACACCCGTCAGGTCAAGGGCATCGACCAGAGCACCGCTCTGAACCGTGCGCTGTGGACGCTGGGAGAAAAGATGGCTGCCCTCAAGGCGGCCTAACGAGACCCCGGGGGTTGACACCATTCCCCCGGCAAACTTGCCCCGGAGGCTTCACCATGGCCTCCGGGGTCTTTTGAACAGGAGCCCTGTCAATGCCTAGGAAGCGCGGCGAGAAAATGAAGATCATAGCGGGGCTCCTGCGCCGCAAAGAGGGCTGCACCGCCAAGGAAGTGAGGGAGGCTCTTGGCTGGCCTGCAGTGTCGATTAATCAGCGTGCAAGACAGCTGGGTATCAAGACCCGGAGAGAGACACGTTATTGGGCTATCCGTCCTAATCGCCGTAAGAGCATCACACCCTAGCGCACAGGGCGGCCTCAGGCCGGAGGGTGCGACACGGACAAGCAGGAGGGTGTCCGTGGGATCAAAACAACCGCCTGCAGCTGGGGATCGGAGTCATTAACCGAGGCCCCAGCAATTTTCTCTACTGTGGCATATTCGCCATAGCCAGTAATTCGCAAATCAGATACAGGTCGACTCATCATTCGAAAAGGGGAGCTACCACACATGAAGAAGTTACTACTGGGCGCCAGCTATCTGGTGCTCTCTACCACTACTGTGCTCGCAGGGGATAGCAACACCGCGGTAGGTGTTGGCGTCGCCAAGTCTACGTCGATCTCCAACGCACAGTCACAGGCAGTCGCGATCTCCGGCCAAGGAGGCGCAGGCGGCCAAGGAGGCGCAGGCGGTCAGGGCGGCAAAGGCGGCACGGGAATAGGTGTCGGCACTGGCGGCAATGTAACCTTCAACACTCCCGCCAACACTACACAAACCATCACCACGCAAGGCCATAGCTCGGTCTCCACGGTGCCCAGCGTGTTCGCTCCCGGGCTCGCCGCGGCTGGCATCGAAAGCTGCTTGGGCTCAGTCTCTGGCGGAGGCAGCTGGCTGGGCACCGGCATCACGCTCGGCGGTAGCATTCCTGATCGCGACTGTAGTACGCGTCTTGATGCGCGCACTTTGTGGAGCATGGGCCTCAAGAGGGCAGCGGTCTCGCGTCTCTGCCAGTCCGACAGCATCTACAACGCGATGCCAGACGTCTGCGGCGTCTATGTGATCAGGCCTACGCCATTGTTGGCTCCGGTCGGTTACCCGGCTCCAGCGGCTCCGCTGTCCGTCTACGCATCTACTGACAAAGCATACAGTGGTGGTCCGATCCTGCTTGTCGATGGCAGGCATGGCCAGAACGGTCGTGAGCACCTCTGCAACAGTTACGACGAGCCCAAACAACGCTGCCGCGTATGGGCTGACGCCGTAACCGTGAGGCCGAAACGTGTTGCGCGTGCGGCTCCACGGAAAGACCAAGTGGCAGCACCAGCTCCCGTCAAGCAGGAGGCTCCGGCTTCCCCGGCGACGGACAACTCATCCGCCGTAATCACGGCTGAAAAGAAGGAAGCAAACTAACATGCGTAAGCTTTATCTAGCTACGGCGGCACTGTTGCTGTTCGCCGGCAGTGCACAGGCGGGGTCTACCCTCGCAGTTGCCGGCTCCACCGGAACCAATGCGGTTCTGACTGGCGCGGCGACTTCCAGTCACGGTCTCGGCTTCTCCACCGCTGGCGCGGCTGGCGTGAGCGCTGGCACTTCGGCTGGTATCGCTGTTTCCACCCCGGTTGGTGGCCTCAGCGCTGGCGTCGGCCAGACCAATAACTTTGCCGGGGCCGGTGGCCTGACTGGCGGGGTTCTGGGTGGAGGCGGTTCCTTCATCGCAGGTTCCGGGGCGACCGGAACGAACGTGGGTGGTGGCTTCACCCACAACTAATTATCCACAGCCAAGTCGGTGGGGGTCAACGTCGTGTTGACTCCCATCGGCCGAATCGCTATACCGATGCTCCCGGCCGCAGTGGCCATAACCCGGAGCATCTAATGACCCGCACCGACATCCACCGCCCCTCCGCCATCAACCCCTGCGACTATGACTTCGTCGCCATGGACTATTATGGTCCGGCTGACTTCGGCGACAGCTATTTGGCCTCCCATCGTCAGGCGTTTCGCGAGCACATGGCCCGCACTGGCGGCACCTTCTCCCAGCACAATCACGCTGGCAGCTGCCACATCTGCGGTGCTGCCGCCATGTACGTGGCGAAGTTCCACCACCTCCCGACCAACACGTACATCGTGACCGGCACCGATTGTGCCGACAACATGGAGATGGGCAACCCGGAGGCCTTCAAGCGCTTCCGCAAGGGCTGCATCGAGCATGGCAAGACCGCCAAGGCCAAGGCAGCCGCCAAGCTGTTCTTGGAGCAGGCCGGTGTCGCCATTGCTTGGGACATCTACGCTGCCACCGAGCGCTCCGCGTTCCAGAATGAGGAGAGCATCATCACCGACATCGTCGGCAAGCTGGTGAAGTACGGCTCGGTGAGCGAGAAGCAGGTGGCCTTCGTGCAGAAGCTGGTTGGCCTGATCGCTGCTCGTGCCGAGCGCACTGTTCAGCGCGCTGCCGAGACCGCAGCCGCCGCCCCGCTGCCGGCTTTCACCGGCCGGGTGCGGATCGAGGGTACGGTGCTGTCGACCAAGACGGTCGAGGGCGCCTACGGCACCCAGTTCAAGATGCTGGTGCAGCATGCCGATGGCTGGAAAGTGTGGGGCACGATCCCCTCCTCGATCGAGGTGGCCCGCGGCGACCGGGTGGCTTTCGAGGCCAAGGTCGAGGCCTCGCAGGATGATGCCAAGTTCGGCTTCTTCAGCCGGCCGACCAAGGCGCAGGTGATTCGGTAATGGAGGGACCAATGGAACTGCCACGCATCAACAGGTTGTCGGGGACCACCCCCGACGACTTGCTCAAAGACTACGTCAAGGCAATTGATGCCGCCTCCGAGGCCATAGACGCCCTTGGAGGCGTGTGGCCGAATGGCCGGGACTATCAGGGCGGTAACATCAGCCGAGCGATGCACGAGCACGCTGAGCGCTGCAGGAGCCTGCGCAATGTCTTGGCTGAACTGACCACGATCGCCGAATCAATTTCCAACCAGATGGGTGACATATGACTTTCGTCCTTTCGATGGAGCGCTACCCGGGCAAGGCCGAGGTGCACGGCTTTCACTTCGGCTCGATCGAGCGAATTGCTCGTGAGCTAGTCGAGGAGAAAATGAGGACGTGCCGGGAGAACGACTGGCCCATGGTAACGATGGCTTTACTACGGGATGGAAAAATATTTGACGTTCTCCACAGGGATGGCCAGTGGCAAAGTCAACTGGCCGTTGACCCTGACCCTGATTCGTGAGACAACCCGGGCCTCGCAACCCCGGAGAGCATCACATGATCTTCAAAGCCATCAATGCCGTTTTGGACCACTTCTGCGCTACCTTCTTCCAAGGCGCTCGCCGCGACTGGTGAGCGTCTCTCTTTCACCCCTTCACCCCTTGACCTAATGGAGACCACCAACATGACCACCTGCACCGAAGCCCAGCGTGCCGAAGCCATCGCAGCCGTCCGTGAAGCGTTCGAGACCAACATAGCGGCCCTTGAGGCGGCCTTGGCTGGCCCTTGTACCGGCTCGATCTACTTCTGGCCAGAGTACGCCTTGGGCGCCAAGTTCGACGTCTACGGCGGCAAGTCTCAGGCCGTGCGTGCCGATCTGGCCACGGTGTGCGTCAACCGCACCGCCCAGATTTTCAACGGCAAGGGCGAGAAGGCCCGCCGCACGTCTCGCCGGGTGGCCTGCGAGATCGCCTTGAGGCAGGCGCGCGAATCGTACGCCAGCTTACTCAAGCACCTCGACTGAGGCGTCCCACATCGACCCTGCGCCGGGCGCCTTCGGGCTACCCGGCTCGGGGCGTTAGAAGGAGCATCCAATGGACTTTCCTCCCATCCCTGACTTCCTGCTCGTTGCCAATCGCACCGAGCTATCGCCCGAGCAGCAGGCTCGCCTCAACGAGCGTCTGAAGGCTGCCGGCCACGCCAAGCGCAAGAAGCGCCAGCGCTTCGATCTGCCCAAGACCATGGAAGGCCCGGCTTGGGCCCTTCTGAAGCAGATCGAGAAGGACAAAGCCGACAAGCAGGCCGAGCGCTTTCGCCGGCTGCGTGAACGCAACAAGTAGAGGAGCATCACATGAAGCGATTCGAGATCAAGCTATGGGACAAGGTGGTCCGGGACGAGTTCTCGGAACTGGTCGAGGCCTCGGACGACGGGGAGGCGTGGAAGATCGCCCGTCGGCAGCGCCCGCAGCGCCGGTTCCACATCATCGAGATCATGGAGCTGTTCCATTGATCGCGCACTACAAGCTTACGGTCGGTCCGTTCCGGATTGAGCTGCTGGAGAGCCGCGGGTATAACAGCCCGCGGTTCACCATGCTTTTCGGTATCCTCGCGCAGCCCAAGGCCGTTGCCCTGATCTACCTTGGCGAGGACAGGCTCGCTGCGCTGGCTTCGTTCGCCCGGAAGGTCGAGTATCACCAAACCACAGGCGAGGCATGAGAAAGCGATTGCCGCGGGAACTGGAGCAGGGCCGGCTCAGGAGGGGTTATTACGCCTCCGAGCCCGGAGACCTGCATGGCGCCTTCTGCATTGCCGGCGAATGGACTTCCCAGCTTCGCATCCTGTCCTCAGGCGTCGACAGGGAGTTCGGCTGGGAGCATGTCTCGGTGTCGACCGATCGCCGCTGTCCCAGCTGGGAAGAGATGCAGAAGGTCAAGGAGCTGTTCTGGATGGACGACGAGGTGGTGATGCAGCTGCATCCGGCCAAGAAAGACCATATCAGCGTGGCTCACTATTGCCTCCACCTCTGGCGTCCCCTCGAAGCTGTGATACCGTTGCCACCCACGGAACTGATTGCATAGGAGGAACACAGATGCCGGACAGATACGACAACGCAAACTTCCTCGACAAGGCGTTCGAGGTGGCAGCAGAGACGCAGAAGGGGATCGGTCAGCTGGCGCCGGATGAAGTGTCATTCGTGATGGGCTTCATTGCCTGCTTCGGCATCGTGACCGGACGCGTTGACGTCGGCATTGGTCCTGACGAGCCTCTGGATACTATCTTCGATGCCATTCACAAGGACATCGTCGCCTTTGGCAGGCGGGTCGCAGCCAACCAGCGACTCCAGAACGTAGTGAGGGACAAGGTAAATGGCTTCAGACCGCGACGACATTGAGACGACGGACGACGGCATGCTCCTCGCCAGTGGCTGGTTTGGCTACTCGTGCGATGCATGCGGCTGCTACCACATCGATCTGCTCGACACCAACAACAAGCCGTTTGCGAGCATGGTGATTGACGAGGGCGACCTCGAAAAGGTGGCGCATGTCCTGCTGGGCTTCGCTGCCAAGACCACAACTGAGCGCGGGCTCAATTCCGCTCTTTTCACAAGGCACTAGAGAGGAGGGATATATCAATGGCAGGATACGAACGTCGGAGGACACCCCCAAGCACGGCACAACTAGAGGAGATGTCAGTGACAGAGCAAGCCAGCACCCCTCCTGAGCAGGCTGAGGGTAGGCCAGACGGTAAGGATGACGGACCTGTCAATATTCAGGTCGCCCACAACGAGAACGTGGTGATTATCCAGTTCGGTGGCCCGGTCTCGTGGGTTGGCATGCCGCCTGACAACGCCAGATCGCTGGCCCGGTTCCTGTTCGAGCACGCCCTCATGGTGGAGCAGCAGGCGGCTGTTGCCGCGGTCCCGCAGGGCAACGCATGAACCAGCTGATCACTGGAACCGTCGTTATCTGGTACCTCTTCCTAGTCTTGTGCCTGATGCTCTTTGTCACGGCCGGCGAATGGAATAGTATCCTTGTGTTTCTCACAGGCTTCATGGCCGCAGCAGGAGGCACCTGCGTGGCTGTCATCTGGGCGTCCATGGTGCTAGCGAAGCGAGCAGACCAGAACGATCCTTTTCTGAGAGACTGAAAAATGGGCGGCAGTAAGAAGGGCGAGCATCGCGGCAATGCCCGGAAGCGGCCGGCATCCCGGCCAACCAACAGAACGCATGAGACGCCCGCGGAGATCATGCGCGAGGCCACCAGCAAGCGGGGCAACGCCCGGCTGGACCCGGTAGTGATCGAGCGCCGGATCATGGTGGCGCGGATAATCAATCCACCCTCGGACAATATCGACGACATGACGCCCAAGGACGTGCTGCTCGCCGGCATGCACCATCACATGGGCGCGATTCGCGATATGAAGCTGATGCTGGAGGCTGTCGCCGAGCAGCCTGTGACCGAGGACACTGCGGCTCAGTGCAATGCGCTGGATGCCGAGATCGAGCGTGGCTTCGACAAGGCCGGCGAGTTCGCGTTCAAGGTCGCCGGCTATATCCACGCCAAGAAGCAGATCATTGGCACCACCGAGATGACCGGCCAGAGCCAAATCGCGATCCTGCAGGAGCTGTTCGACGAGATCAATGAGCTAGAGGCGACCAAGCCGATTCCGATCGAGCACAAGCCACCACAGAGAACAGGATCATGACCAAGGTGATCACAGGCGAGGACAAGCTGTCTTGTGCCCAGCGAGAGCTACGGCTGCGGCGCAAGGTGTATCCGCGGTGGGTGCAGATCGGCAAGATGGATGCGAGCGATGCTGCCCGGGAGATCGCGACAATGGAGGCGATCGTCAAAGACTATCAGCACCACCTGCGACAGAAGGAGATGTTCGGTGATCTCGATCAGCCATTGGGGAATGTTTAGAGTTGAGCCCTATCCGGAGCATCATGATCTGCTCCACCACGACGGCATTGAGCCATCCAAGCTGGCGTGGCTGGAGTGGCTTGGATGAGGCGCTATGTCTGCCAGAAGCAGCCGCTGGTGATGACGCATGCCGAGATCGAGGCAGAGGCACAGCGCCGGTACGAATTGCACAAGGGCCAAGCGTCGCAGAAAGCCCTTGCTCCAGATCATGACCTGAAGGGCGTTCTTGGCGAGGTGCAATGGGCGGATACGAGCGGCGAGCCCATGGCCCCTCCCGTCACTCATGGTGGCGGAGACAATGGGATTGACGGCTATGCATGGACGATCCACGGCGATTTTCCGGTCGACGTCAAGGCAGCGGCTATCCCCAAGAACCTGTGGGTCAAACAGGGCTGGGCAAAGCGTGGCACGATTTACATCCTCGGCCAGTATCACGATCTGGGACCGGGCAATCGCTGGGTCGAACTGTTGCGCTGGCAGAAGGGCTCGATTGTTCTGGAGGCGCCAGTCATCAATACGCCGGGCGATATCCTCGTCAATTCCATCCCGTTCAATGACCTGCGCGAGATCGACGAGCTGGTCGAGGTATGTCGCTTCGTGAAAGACTTCACGATGGATGAGGTGCGCACTGAGCTGCGCCAGCATCACCACGCCGGGCTCGCCGGCAAGCCACGTTCAGAGCGGATAAGCCAGCGCATTGCTGCTCTGTGGCGCCGGGTCGACGAAGATGCTAAGAAGGGCTGACCACGGCAGGAGGCAGGCATGGCCAAGCTCTATGTCACGGAATATCCCGATCTTCCGGGGGCGTTCGCCACATTCGCTCCACAGGTAACGCGCGATCCGCCACTGGTTGATCAGACGCCTGTCGCTATTGCTGTTGGTGCCAATCCATCCGCGGCCTTTTCAAGCCAGACCAAGATCGTCCGGCTGCATGCGGATGTAGTATGCTCGATCGCGATCGGTCCGGTGGGCACAGTGGCGACAGCGAACAACCAGCGCATGGCCGCCAATCAGACCGAGTACAAGATGGTCATCCCGGGATATATCGTCAGCGTTATCTCCAACACGTAGGAGGGCTCAATGTCCTTGGGCGCGTATCTACCGCCGACATCAGGCGAGGCTGCATCGATGTACGCATTGCTGCAGGTGATCGCTGATCCGAAGCAGGCCAAGCAGGCGCTCGACAAGATGGTCGAGGAGCGAAAGGCAATCGACAATGCAACCGAGAAGCAGCGAGAATTGCTTGCACACAGCGAGGCTGCGAACCGTAAGGCACATCAGGAGAGTGAGAAGGCTAAAGCGGAAGCAGAGCGCGCGTCGACCAAAGCTGCGGCCGATCTTGGAGCAGCCAAGAACGCCCTAGCGCAGGCTCAGCGTGCCAAGGAGCAGGCCGAGCACAGTGAGCGCACCGCGGCCGACATCCGGGCGCTGACCGACCAGCGGGAGTCGGTGCTCGATGCCCGCGAGAAGGAGGTCGAGGCCCGGGAGCGCAAGCTTCAGAATGGCGAGCAATCGATCGAGCGGCAGGTCGAGCTACTCAAGAAGCGGGAGCAGGGGCTTGTCGACCGTGAGGCCCAGCTGGCTGAGGATGTCGCGGAGAACGAGAAATGGCTTCGTGGCTTGAAGCCGCCTCGGGCGCGCTAACGCTTCTCGCATTCTTCGGAGCGTTCCCGCGCTTCGCAAAGGACGGTGTCATCGACGCGTTCGGTGGCAGCATCGTCACAACGCCAATACCAATGACGGTGCCGGCCAACGCGCCGATCGGCACTGTGGTCGGAACACTGTCAGTCGCTGGAGGACCGGGAGGGACATACACCTACAGCCTGCTCTCTGATGCATTGGGCTACTTCACGATTGTCGGCAATCAGCTGCAGGTCAATGCAGCGATGGTGCCCGGGACCGACAACATCACGATCCTCGCCACCGGGAGTCTGGGAGACACGATACAGCTGCCAACTTCTGTGATCATTACACCGGTCGGGTATGTGCCAACATATTATCTCTATGGGTTCTGATCCATGGCTGACCCTATTGTACACGTCACCAACGGCATCCCTGACGCCGGCACCGGCAACATAACCACCCTCGGTCAGACTCTGCTGGACGGCGCCAACATTGTCTTCGGCGCCACCTCCGATCTCGCGATAACTGCCGGAGCAGCCGGCACCATCTCGGCCAAGCTTCGGTCGATTTCGCGGGACATCGTCGGCGGCATCGTGCTGCAGACGGGCGCCAACGTCATTGGCGCGGTGACACAGTCTGCCGGGCCATGGTCGGTCTCCGGCACTGTGGCAGCAACACAGAGCGGCGCATGGAACATCGGGAATATAACGGGCACCGTATCACTCCCGACGGGAGCTGCTACATCTGCGAATCAGCCGACCAATGTCACACAAGCCTCTACCACGTCTGGACAAACCGGCTCTCTGTCCTTCGGTGCTGTCACAACTGCGGCACCATCGTATGGCACCGGACAATCGAGTCCCGTTTCCCTGACGACGGCTGGAGCGCTCCGGACTGACAGCAGCGCGGTCACGCAGCCGATCTCCGGCAGCGTCACGGTCACCGGCACCACGACGGTCACCGGGACCGTGGCTGCGACGCAGTCAGGAACGTGGAACATCGGCACCCTGACGTCGATCACCAACCCGGTGGCGGTGACTGGTACATTCTGGCAGGCCACCCAGCCCATATCGGCAGCCGCCCTTCCGTTGCCATCTGGCGCGGCTACGAGCGCCAACCAGACGACGGCCGCGGCTCAGGGCTCCGCCACCAGCGGCCAGACTGGACCGCTTGTACAGGGCGCTGTGACGACCTCAGCACCCACCTACACCACAGCAACCACCCAACCAGTATCGCTGACCACGGCAGGTGCGATACGGGTCGACGGTTCCGCCACTACCCAGCCAGTGAGCGGGACCGTCGCGGCCACACAGTCCGGCAACTGGTCGAGCCGGCTACAGGATGGCTCCGGCAATGCCATAACCTCGGACGCCCGAGGCACAGCCCGGCCGCTGGCTGTCGAGATACTGGACGCCAGCGGAAACCAGATCACGAGTTTCGGTGCCGGTTCAGGACCAAGCTTCGGTGCGGCCTTCCCGTCGACCGGGCAGGCGATCGGCGTCAAGGACTCGACCGGCGTCAATATGACCAACCTCAAGGCCAACGCATCCAACGCGTTGGTTGTTGATGGCAGTGCAGTCACCCAACCGGTGAGCGGCACCTTCTGGCAGGCGACGCAGCCTGTTTCCGGGACGTTCTGGCAAGCAACCCAGCCCGTCAGCGCAGCGTCCCTGCCACTGCCGTCCGGCGCATCGACATCGGCCAACCAGCCAACCAATGCCGCGATTGCCTCGACCACGTCAGGTCAGACAGGCAATCTGTCTTTTGGTGCAGTCACTACGGCTGCGCCGGCCTACACGACGGCTCAGAGCAACCCATTGAGCCTGACCACCGCGGGCGCATTGCGTGTCGACGGGAGCGGCGTCACGCAACCAGTCTCCGGTACCGTGGCAATCAGCGGGACAGTCGCGGCAACCCAGAGCGGAACATGGAACATAACCAACATCACTGGCACAGTCTCATTGCCAACGGGAGCAGCGACCAGTGCCAACCAGCCATCGAATGCTTCGCTTGGGAGTGCAACCTCGGGGCAAACGGGACATCTCGCCCTCGGAGCCGTTACCACAGCCGCACCATCGTATACGACGGCAACCAGCAACGTCTTGTCACTTACCACTACAGGTGCCCTGCGTGTGGATGGGAGTGGAGTTACACAACCTGTTAGCGGCACGGTCACGGCATCGCAGGGAGGCACATGGACGGTTCAGCCGGGCAATACAGCCAACACCACACCATGGCTGATCTCGATCCAGCAGGGCGGCAATACAGCAGCGGTGACGGCGGCGAGCGCGCTGAAGGTCGACAACAGCGCAGTGACACAACCTGTCTCGGGAACGGTCGCAGCGACGCAGAGCGGCAACTGGACCAGCCGCACGGTCGGCAATGCAGGGGCGATTCTCGACTTCGCCGGGCAGAACGCCTCGGCCCCGGCCAACTCATTCTTGGTCGGTGGTGAGTTCAACACCACGCCCACCACGATCTCCTCGGGCAATGCGAGCCCCCTGCAGCTGGACAGCGCCGGCAACCTACTTGTGAACGTGAAGGCAGGTGGCGCCGCGGGCGGCACATCGTCAAGCTTCGGCGCGGCGATCCCGGGTACAGGCACCGCGGCCGGCTTCAGCGATGGCACGAACATGCAGCTGGCGCGCGTGTTCGATGGCGACACTGGCGCGGGCACGCAATACAGCCTCGGTGTCCTGCTCAAGACACCAGCGAGTGGCGGTGCGGTCGACGTCGGTGTGAGCGGCCAGCCGTTGCGTGTTGATCCCACGGGCACCACGACGCAGCCAGTCAGTGGCACCTTCTGGCAGACTACGCAGCCGGTGTCGGGCACTGTCACGGCGAATCAGGGGAGCCCACCATGGACAGTCAAGCCGGACGGAACGGTCTGGGGAGTGACAGGCACGAGCGCGAACGTCAACCTGACGAACGCGAGTGTCGCGGTGACCGGGACATTCTGGCAGGCGACGCAACCAATCAGTGCGGCGAGCCTTCCACTTCCGACTGGTGCGGCAACGTCAGCCAATCAGCCCACCAACGCAGCGCTGGGATCGACTACGTCTGGTCAGACTGGGTATCTAGCCCTTGGAGCCGTTACTACTGCTGCGCCAACGTATACGACTGCGCAGAGCAACGCACTCAGTCTCACCACCGCGGGTGCGTTGCGCGTCGATGGAAGCGGAGTGACACAACCGGTCAGTGGGACGATTAGCGTCTCGGGCACAGTCGGGGTTACACAGAGCGGCACATGGACAGTTCAACCCGGAAACACAGCGAATACGACGGCTTGGCTAGTTACCGGGACTGGTGGCACGTTTCCCGCGACCCAGAGCGGTACTTGGAATATTACGAATGTCTCCGGGACCGTGTCATTGCCGACTGGCGCGTCTACCAGTGCGAATCAGCCGAGCAATGCGGGCCAAGGATCGACGACCAGCGGCCAGACCGGCACCATGGCGATGGGTGCGGTCACGACCGGCAACCCAACCTATACAACGGGCCAGACCAGTCCCCTGTCATTGGATACATCGGGTGCCTTGCGCGTCAATGTTATCGCTGGCTCAGGCGGTGGTGGCACTAGCTCAAGCTTCGGCTCTGCATTCCCCGCCACAGGTACGGCGATCGGTGCGAAGGACTCGGCCGGCACGAACATGACGTTCCTGCAGGTCAATTCCAGCAACGCGCTCAAGGTGGATGGAAGCGCCGTCACCCAGCCAGTGAGTGGCACGTTCTGGCAAGCTACGCAGCCCGTTTCAGGCACTGTCACGGCAAACCAAGGCGGTGCGCCATGGACGATGAAACCAGACGGCACCGTCTGGACGCTGACCGGCACGAGCGCCAATGTCAACGTGACCAACTCGGTCACGATCTCGGGCACTGTGACTGTTACGGGCACGGTCGCGGCCACGCAATCAGGCAACTGGACTAGCAGGATCGTCGGCAATGCCGGCGCAACGCTCGATGCGGTGATCGGCAATGCCACCGCACCAACAAACATGATCGCTGTGGGGGGCGTCTTCAACACGACCCGGCCAACGCTGACCACGGGTCAGTCCGCGGCCTTCCAATCGAACAGCAGTGGCGTGCAGCTGGTCGACGGGTCGACGGTGACACAGCCTGTATCGGGTACTTTCTGGCAAGCTACACAGCCTGTATCGGGCACGGTGACTGTGACGCAAGGCACAGCCGCCAACCTCAACGCGACTGTGACCGGCACGGTGGGTGTTTCGGGCACGGTGGCCTGCACACAGAGTGGCACATGGAATATCACAAACATCTCAGGGACTGTCTCGCTCCCGACTGGGGCGGCGACCTCTGCAAATCAGCCCACGAATGCAAGTTTGGGCTCCACTACCTCGGGACAGACCGGGTATCTGGCACTTGGCGCGGTTACTACCTCTGCCCCCACCTACCTGACGGCGCAAACCAACGCGCTATCGCTTACTACAGCCGGCGCGTTACGCGTGGACGGAAGTGGGGTGACGCAGCCCGTCAGCGGAACCTTTTGGCAAGCCACGCAGCCCGTATCCGGGACCGTTACGGCTAACCAAGGCGGCACTTGGACTGTGCAGCCCGGGAATACAGCTAACACGACACCATGGCTCGCCAAGATCGGTGATGGCACGAACAGCGCAGCGATCAAGGCGGCGAGCACGAGTGCAGTCGCTGGTGATCCGGCATTGGTTGTTGCAATCAGCCCCAACAGTGCGACGGTTGCAGCAACCCAGTCCGGCACTTGGAACATCAACAACATCAGCGGCACGGTGAGCCTGCCTACTGGCGCCGCAACGAGCGCCAACCAGCCCAGCAATATCGCGCAAGCTGCAGCGACATCCTCGCAAACCGGTACACTTGCGATGGGTATGGTGACGACCGGAAACCCAACCTATACGACAGGCACGATCAACGGCATGAGCCTCGATACCTCGGGCGCTCTACGTGTGAACGTTATTGCTGGCTCAGGTGGTGGCGGCACGAGCAGCTCATTCAGTAGCGCGTTCCCCGCAACTGGTACGGCGATAGGTGCCACGGACGGCACCAATATGAAGCCGTTGAAGGTTGATGGCGCTGGCAATTTGAATGTGGTCAGCACACCAACAATATGGACTCAAACTAATAACTGGACATCAGCAACTCCGGGCAATTCGACTGTCCTTCTCTACAATGGCACGTCTCTGGTTGAGACTGTGCTTGCGGGTCAGCTGACCACGACAAGCACGATCACCGCGGGTGCTCTTACATTCGAAGAGAGCTGGGATGCAGGTACGACGTGGAAGAGCGTTCCTGCTGCGCGCATGCTTGATCCAAGCACGGGGTTTCAACTCTCGAACCCGTACACGCTGGCCCCTACCACGACTCAGCCATTCCAGATCGTTATAGATGGTGCGGCACAGATTCGGAGCCGTCTCTCAACAGCCATCACGGGGACTGGAACGCTTACTATTGGCTGGACGATGGCAAACCTGTCGGGCCCAGTTCCTATTATTCAGCAGGGCGCGCCATTTTACAGCAACATACAGCAATGGGGTAACACGGCATTAGGTGCGCCGTCGAACTATGGCACATCGCCCGGAGCTGTCTCCGTGCCCGGCGTCAATGCTTTTGTGACCAATACCGTTGCAGTCTCCGGCACCTTCTGGCAAGCAACTCAGCCGGTCAGTGGCACTGTCACCGCGAACCAAGGCGGCGCTCCATGGGCGCAAAATGTCAGCCAGTTTGGCGGCACGAACATCTCGACGGGCACGGGTGTAGGCGGCGCCGGCATTCCGCGCGTTACGGTGTCGAGCGATAGCACGGTCGGTGTGTCTGGCACGGTGACAGTTTCGGGCACAGTTACTGCCAACCAAGGCGGTACATGGACTGTGCAGCCCGGCAACACGGCCAACACTACAGCTTGGCTGGTCACTGGCACAGGCGGGACATTCCCGGTCACCGGAACCTTCTGGCAGGCTACTCAACCAGTCTCCGGCACGGTCTCTGCTCAATCATCGACCTCTCCAGTGTCGACAATGAACAGTGCGAGCGCCAATACCGGCCTCAATGCAGCAATGGCTGGCGTGTTCGACGACGTCACGCCGACAGCGATCACCGAGAACAATTTCGGTTTTGTGCGCATGTCGGCCAACCGCAACCTCTATGGCACGATCCGCGACGCTGCCGGCAACGAGCGCGGTGTCAACGTCACCACGGGCAACGCCCTGACGGTCGATGGCTCGGCCACTACCCAGCCGGTCTCGATCGCAGCCTCGGTGACTGTGCAGCAGGCCACCTCGTCCAACCTCAAGGGACAGGTCGACCCCCTGACGCCGGCAAGCTGGGCGATCGGCACGAGTACCTACAACAGCGCACTGGCTACCAACGGTCATTTGGCGTTGGCCCAGTTCCAGACCAGCCCCGGCGCGCTGACCACGACCAACATGGCCCCACTGCAGGTCGATGCGAACGGCAACCTGCGCGTCAATATCATGGCCGGCGCCGGTTCGGGCGGCACGAGCAGTACTGTCGGTGGCGCCATGCCCTCGACGGCTACGGTGGCCATGGGTTCGGTTACGACTGCGGCCCCCTCCTACACCACTGCCACCGCGAATGCCCTCTCCCTGACCACCGCAGGGGCTCTGAGAGTGGACGGAAGCGCGGTTACCCAGCCGGTATCAGGAACCTTCTGGCAGGCGACCCAGCCAGTGAGTGGTACTTTCTGGCAGACGACCCAGCCGGTCTCCCTGACCTCCACCACGATCACAGGTACGGTCGCTTGTACCCAGTCCGGCAACTGGACATCGCGGATCGTGGGGAACGCGGGAGCCACGCTGGATGCCGTTATCGGCAACGCGACGGCTCCGACCAATATGCTGGCGGTGGGTGGCGTCTTTAATACGTCCCGGCCGACACTCACGACAGGCCAGTCCGCGGCGTTCCAGTCGAATAGCCAAGGTGTGCAGCTGGTTGACGGCAGCACGGTGACGCAACCGGTGTCGGGCACATTCTGGCAGGCAACCCAGCCAGTCAGCGGAACCTTCTGGCAGACAACCCAGCCTGTGAGCATTGCAGCCGCAGTCAACGTCAACGCCACCCAGACCACCAGCCCTTGGGTTGTGGCAGGCGATACTGCTTCCGGCTCCGCTGACGCGAACAACCCAATCAAGGTTGGCGGTGTTGCTCGCACCGCAAACCCGACCGCCGTCACGACCGGCCAGCGGGTTAATGCCACGTTCGATAAACTCGGCAAGCAGGTGGTGGTCGGCGCGATTCGCGATCTCAAGGGTGTGCAGAAGACTTCCATAACCGTCAACACCGAAACAACGGTCGTGACGGCAGGCGGCGCCGGCGTCTTTAATGACGTCTATGCCATCACGGTGACGAACAAGAGTGCGACCTCGGTCTTCGTCGACTTCAAGGATGCGACTGCTGGCACCATTCGCATGACCTTGGCCGCCCCGGCCAACGACACGAGAGGCTTCACTGTGCCCGTCGATTCAGCCATGGTGCAGGCAGTAGCCGCCAACAACTGGACAGCCACAGTGAGCAGCGCCGTGACCTCGATCGAGATCACCGTGCTCTATGTGCAGAACATATAGGATGAGTGATGGACGGGCCTTGGGTCAGCAACCTGCTGGAGCCTCATAATGTCGGCAACAGCCTCGGCACTGTCACGCTGACCACGACGGCGCAGATACTGTGCCCGACCAACATGCTGCCCAATCTGGCCAACTGGTTCAATTATGTTGGCAAGGCGCTTCACATAAAGGGCGTCGGATGGACAACGACGGGAGCGACCCCGGGCAATCTTGGATGGTCGATCCTGTATGGCCCCAACACGAACAATGTCGGGTCAAATATTGCCTCGGTCCTGTTTGCAGGGACAAATAACTCGACGACGTCGACATTCATGTTCGATCTGTGGGTTCGATGTCAGGCAACCGGGACTAATGGGACGCTATGCGCTGGTGGTGTTTTCTTCAGTCAGAGTCAGGGCCTGTGGAACTTCAACTTTTCCGGCTCGCCGATCTTCACTGGCTGCGATCTGACGACGTCGGCCTACATGAGCCCACAACTCTACAGAACTGGCAGTACGGCCGAGCAGGCAGCGATCTTGGACATATGGTTTGAGAGTTTGAACTAAAATGGATGGCCCCCAATTCAACGGCAATTTTTATTGCGATACCAAGCCGCCGTTTTATGCGGTGAGCGATTTGCCGATTACGCTGACGGGCTCGTATCAACCTGTCGTCTCGGCTGGAGCGTTGCCATGGATGCCGCCTAATTACTTCACGCCCGGCAAGCTGCTTTACATGCGGATGATGTTTCAATGCACCTCTCAAGCAACGCCGGGAGCAATCTTTTTCCAAGTGATGCTTGGCGACAATACGGCCAACAACGGACAGTCACTCGTCAACGTGGGTCTGAACTGGACGGCGAACAATTCCAATGTAACCTCGACCTTTGAGTGCTGGATGAAGTGTCGCGCCTCGGGGGTCTCCGGCAGCATCCTGACTTTTGGCACCCTCTTTGTCGGCGGCACGGGCATCATCATGGTGCCGCCTTCTGGGCCCGGCTCAGTCACCATCGACACGACGCAGTCTGGCTATCTTTCCACGCAGGTCAATCGGAGTGGCAGTACCGGGGAGACATTCCAGTTTCACGACATCTTCTTCAGGGCGATGAACTAAAGATGGATGGACCATTCTACAACGATTCAAGGCCGCCGTTTCCAGTGACGACGAGCCCCAGTGCGATCACTCTGACGGGATCGTATCAGCCGATCGTCCCGACAGCATGGATGCGTCCGCTCGGCAATTACTTCAACTGGGTGGGCAAGCTTGTTCATCTAAGGCTAATAGCCACGACCACGTCCGGCGCGACGCCGGGAACGTTCAATGTGGGCGCCTACTGGGGCAACAATACTGCCGGCAATGGTACGCAGCTTTGCGCTGTAGGCTTCACTTGGAACGCGAACAACGTCAACGTATTCACGCCAATCGACCTGTTTGTCCGATGTCGGGCGCTCGGGACCAGCGGCTCGCTGTTCGCCTACGGAACGTGCTTTCTCGGAGGCTCCGGGATAATTTTCTACAGCTTCAACAACCCGGCTGCGGTGACGGTCGACCTGACGCAGCCAAATTATCTCTCTGTGCAGCTGTTTCGTTCGGGAAGCACCGCCGAGACAGTCACGACCTATGATGTATACTGGCAGACACTGAATTAGGGGAGACGAACAATGGATGGTCCGTTCTGGGTTGATCTTCGCGCTCCACACATGAGTGCCGATACTTCCTCGACGACGCTGACCACGACGGCAGTGGCGATTCTTCCGACCGCCATGCTGCCGGTGCTCGGCAGCAACTATTTCGGGTTCGTCGGCAAGGCGGTCAGGATGAGAATATGGGGCCAGATGACGGCGGTCGCGACGCCGGGCAACATCACGGCTCAACTTTTCTGGGGGACCAATGCGAACGCCAACGGCACCTCACTGGTAGCCACCGCCGCGACCGCGCTGACGGCAGGCACGAACCTGTCGTGGGAGCTTGATATCTTTGTCCGCTGTCGCTCGCTCGGGTCTTCAGGCTCATTGATTGCACATGGCATGTTGAACGCGAACGTCGCGCTGATTGCCTCGACCCTGCAGCCGGTGATGCTGCCGGCTTCCGCAGCTTCGGCTACGACAGTCGACCTGACGGCGAACAACGTGCTCTCTCCGCAGATGATTGCGAGCGGTTCTGCCGGTTCTGCCGTGATAGTCCACGAGTACACGTTCGAGGCGATGAATTGAACAGCAGCAGCAGCCTGCTGCTGCAGGAAGTACACAAAGCGGCGGCCTATTTTCGGGAAGACGCAGCGAGGCGAGGGATAAGGCCGATCTCTCGCCTTTACACAGTTTTGGATCACGGTGGCGGATGGAGGTTTGTGGTGACGCCGCGGTGGGAGATCAAACACCATCTCGTCGAGAAGGAACGGGCGATCATGGTGCCCAAGGTTCTGATTGCGGAACCTGTCGGCTGGGATGATCTTCCTCGCACGATCAGGCTGGCGGAGCGCTATGCGACGGCAAAGATGTCAGGACGCAATGCGTGCGGAAAGTGCGAGCAGTGCTGTATCACTCTGCGGATCAACGAGAAGCAGCTTATAAAGCCGGCGCACAGTCGCTGCCAATACCTTGATGCGCTCCTCGGAGGCTGTGGCATCTATCCGGCACGCCCACCTGTTTGCAAAGCATTCGAGTGTGAATGGCTCAAGTCACAGCGGCTCAATGACAAGATGCATCCCGATCTGCGGCCGGACAAGTGTGGAGTGATCTTCACGACGGCAACATCGGTCAACAACTTTGATCCGGAGATCATCGAGGCACATCCCGATGTTCACCGGAAGACTGATCCGTTCAAAGGGAAGCTCGTGCGCAGGCATATTGCTGCGCTGGAGAAGTTCGGTCAGCGGGTGATCCGCGTCACTCATTACGAGGACGTGTGATGACGCAGGTCTTTCTAACCAACGCATCATCCTCACCATGGACTGTCCCGACCAACTTCACGACTGGTCCGACGGGTGGGCCGAATACGATTGTGGATACAAGCGGTGTGGTGTCGGCGAGCACTTCGCTGGCAATCGGGTCATCATCGGCACAGACGGGAGTCGGTCAGTCGTTTCAGGTGCCCACTGCCGATCTCGGCATGGCGTGCAACAGCATCAACGTCATGATGTTTGTGACGGGGTCTCCGGTCGACAATCTCATCATGAAGCTATGGTCCGGGGTGCCGGGCACCACCCTGCTTGCCACAGCTACTGCGGTCGCGGGCAATTCTCTGACGGGCACTTTCGTCACTCCTGCCTATCAAACTTTTACGTTTCCTTCACCCGGGCAGCTGCTGTCGGCCGCGGTTGAGGGAGCCAGCTGGACGATCGAACGGAGTGGCGCAGTCGACGCTGCCAACTATTGCTCGATTTCTGGCACGACTTCAGGAAGCGTCTATGTCGGCGGCATGGTGTATCTCCAATCTGGCACATGGGGCAGTTTCTCCGCATCCGACGTGATTTTTCAGGTCATCAACTCCAATGGAATAACCCATACCGTTGAGATTGTCGGCGCAGGCGGGAACGGAGGGGCGGGTAACACAGGTGGCGCCTCGCAGGCCGGGGCTGGTCCGGGCGGTGGCGGGTACGGCAAGTTTACCTATTCCTCTGGCACCATGACGCCGGGAGGCACAACGGTTGCTTTTTCGGTAGTTGCTGGTGGAGCGGGAGGTGGCACTACGGGGACTGCCTCTTGGTGGGAAGCATCCGCCAATGGCTATACGGCTGGCGGAGGTGGCACTTCCTCGAACGGCCTTACTGCCGGGACGGCTGGCGCTGCGGGAGCATCAGTCGGGTCTCCGGCGATTGTTTATACGGTAACGACTTCCAAGGCTGGTGGTGCTGGTGCGGCTGGTTCGCATGGTGGCGGTGGTGGTGGCGGGGCTGGTGGCCCCAATGCCGCCGGGGGAGCCGGTGGTGCTGGTGGGGGCACAACAGGTGGTGGCGGTGGTGGCGGCGGAGCGAATAATGGCACTACCGGCAATGGTACCGCTGGGGTCTCTCCCACGCACGGCAATGGTGGTCAAGGCAATTCAGGGACACCCGGAACAGCGAACGGCCAGTCTGGCACCGGGAGCAGCGGCGGTGCCGGCGGTGATGGTGCAGCGAGCGGGAATGCGACTCCGGCAGGAGCTGGCGGAGGTTCCGACACCACTTGGGATGGATCGCATGGCACGGGCGGTGGCGGTGGGGGTGGTGGTTATCCGGCGGCGAACAGTGTCCAGAGTACTGTAGCAGGCAACGGTGGAAACTATGGGGGCGGTGGTGGCGGATCAGCCTCCGCACGAGGCACCGGTTCGACCGTAACTCCCGGTACAGGAGCCGGCTCTTTAGCTATTATATTTTATAATCCATCGGTGGCGCCTCCCGCAGGCCTTCCATTGACGCAGACACTTTTGCGTCCCGGTCTTGGTCCTGTGGTTCATCGTGCTCAGATGTTTCCTTTTGCCATTCCGGTCACTGCTGCTGCTCCGCCGCCAGTAACGGGGAGCACTTTGCCAACGATGGGTGTAGGATGAAGTGAAGGAGGACAAGTCATGGACACAGACGCACTGCTCAAGCCGATCGAGGCGACCGATGATCCGGTCGAAGCATGGAAGGTAGTCGTCGAGGCCAACACCGCGGCGATCAAGGAGATGCGGATGGACCTGCAGACGTGTGACAACGCCGACAAGGTCCATGCGATCATGGCGAAGGCCGAGAAGGCGATGGAAGACCTCTCGGTGAAGAGCCAGAAGATACCGCAGTGGGTGAAGGACGGTAAGCAACCGCCGCAGTCGGATGCCCCGTACGGGCAATACCCGATCTATCAACCACTCAACCCGGCCAATCCGGTGCCGTGGCCTCCCGGCTACGATCCCGGCGACAATTCCGTCAAAAAGGACTTCGGCAAGCAGGAAGGAGCCAAGTCATGAGCCCGACACCGATCCGCGATCCCAACGCGCCACCTGATCCCAGCGAGCTTCGCGAGATACCCGACTATCAGCATATGCCGATCTACGAGGGTCAGCCGCATAACCCGGTGTTACCGGGCGTGCCGCCGGGCCCTGACGACCCTGTAGGCATCCCTCCGGACCCGCCATGGCAGCCGGGCGACGGAAAACCCCCGGGCGTGGGTGGTGGGCCTCCTGACGTCGGGCCTCCGGGCAAGCCTCCAGCGAAAGAGGAGGAGGACGATCCCCATCCGAAGGCGAAGCATAAAAAATGAAGGTGCTGACGACAGAAAGTCAGATGCGATACACGCTGGAGAGCGCGCGGCAGGTGCTGTTCGAGCAATTGCCGCCGCCTTATGTCTTCGTGCCGCCGGCCGATGGGCCCTACATCATCTCGATCACGCCGCAGATATCATCGCCAAACTTCGAAGACCCGATAACGATCATTGTTACGGGCGGCAGGTTCACCGGAACATCAGACGTTCAGTTTGTGAATGAAGGCTCGGTCGATAATTTCACTGTCGACAGTGACACCCAGATCACTGTCAATACTTACCTCTATGGCAGGGAGGGCGATCCAGTCGACAACCTGTTCGTAGTCGCCGCGGACGGGGTCACCACGAGCCCGATCACGCCGGCCACTGACTTCTGGTACGCCTATGCGTGGCCTGAGGACTGTGTCTTTGGACCGCTTGCGATCACCGGGAATCGCATCTGGTCAGCTGCCGGGTCTCAGTGGTTTTTCAACGATTTCTCGTCGCCACCTTCGCGATTCCTCACCACCAGTGGCTTTGGGGATCAATGGCCCGGTGATGCAGGCTGGCCAAGTGGCGTGGGAGATGCCGGGCAAATTTTGCAGGATGCCAGCTACGTCTATTATCTCTCCAGCAGCAATGCTTGCCTTACCCGATTCCCGATCGGCTTTGCGCCTCCTGATGGAGGCAACTGGGCAACCTATGACACGCTGATCATTCCACAAGGCTGCCCACCATTAGGCAGTAGCGGCTCCGGCTCTGGTGGGCTCGGGCTTGTCAACAGCTGCCTATCTGGCAGCAAGCTGTACATGGTGTGGGGAGCACAGGGGAAATGGAATAACGTCACAACGAACTATCCTCAGCTGGTGGTCGTCGATCTGGCGGCATGGTCTCCAACGGGCTTTGCGATTTATCCGATCACGACTGTTACCAGTCCGGCATCCCTTGGGATAGGGGTGTGTGTCGCCAACGGTCTTATCCTCGTCGGGGTACAGGAGGGGACTCCAGACGGGTACGCAGGGAAGCTTTACTATTCCTCGGTGAGCACGCCCGGCACGTTCACCAAGATCAACCTGACTTACATTCCCGCTTTTTGTGTTGCGAGCGGCAACTTTGGCTACTTCATGCAGTATTATTTTCAGCCCAGCTACCAGTATCGCGGGCCGGGCTGGCAGAGGCATATGATCATCGCCGACTGCACGACTGGCACGCCTGTCATCAGCTATGTCGACATGGCCGCGGATGATGCCAACTTCAAGTTTCTCTCTCAGTTCAATCGTGATCCCATCCCTTGGGTCTCGTCGACGCATCTTTACGTCGATGGAAACACGATCATCAATGATGTTGGTTCCTACTCGGTGCCAACTCCGCCCTTCTACCTTGCTAAGCGTCTACTTGGCACAGGCGCTGCAGATGGTGGAGGATCGACGCCGCCGCCGGTTGCTGACCCCAACTTCAGCCATGTTGCCTTGCTCTGCGGGTTCAATGGCAAGGACAGGGATCAGTGGATACTCGATGAAGGCCCCGATACAAAGGGGAATGCAGTTTTCTCTTTTTTCGCTCACCAAGCTTATCAATTCCAAGCGAAGATCAGCACGGCGCAGAAAAAGTTCGGAGCATCTTCAATCTATTTCGGCGGCAACTCGGGAATATACTGGTATCAATTCGCAGACTGGGACTTCGGCACCTCGCCATTCACCGTCGAGTGCTGGTTTTATCCAACGTCATCTGCAGGACAGCAATTCCTAGTCGGCCATTGTGTCAGGGGCGCTGCTGGGGGCTCAGGTGTACACGGACAATGGCACTTCTGGATTGATGCCAGCGGGCATCTTGGTTTCAGGATGTATGACTGGTCTAATGCTGTTGCCCACGATATTCCCTCCACAACGACGCCGACCCTGAACACTTGGCATCATGGCGCTGTCGACTTTGATGGAAGCAACTATCGACTCTATATGGATGGACTGACCATTGGGGTTCTTCCAACATCGACTTATTCAACTAATCTTACGGCAAACTATGGTGTCTATCTGTCTATCGGTGCTGACACTGAAACCAATGCCTCTTATTTTTCGGGATATATCGACGAGGTGAGGATCAGCACGAACCTCGCGCGTTATGCCAACAGCACCAGTTACACTCTCCCGACTGCCGCATTCCCCCGAGGCCCGACTCCGCTCCCGGCCAACGGCATCTTCATGAATAACCTCTCGCCTTGGAATTGGGAATTGTGGCCCTTTGGTTCCGGAGCCTACTCTGGCGGCAAGCTCTTTATCGTAATGACTTCGTGGGACTATGGTGGAGGCGGCAGCGATGGAGGGTTGCTGGCGATAGTCAATGAAGACCTGACTTCGCCTGCGCTGTATCCGGTGCCAAGCGCGTCATTGTCGGCCAATGATGCGTTCGCGAATGCCCAGACGGTGACTCTCGGGACGACTACGACTACTGGAAACCTCTACTATGCAACAGGTGAGGCCAACGAGCAGTATCCACCGGTTTGGGACATCGGCTCAGACCCAAATGGGAATCCTAGCGCTAGCCTTTCCCTTCAAGCCATTACCGGCATCGAGCACACGATCTGGTACAAGTTCACTGCGCCATCGACGGGAGACTACACAGTCACATATCACGACAGGCGGGGCGGCTGGCAGTTCGATCTGGCAGTTTACTCCGGCAGTGGTTTCGGATCACTGGTCAACATTGGGCAAAAGTTCGCGGGCTACGAGAGTGGCACCCTGACAATGCCTCTTACGGCAGGCGCGACCTATCACCTCTCATTCGACAGATACTTCTACTATGGCTTGTACGGCGGCTATGAGCCCGATCTGTACAACGACGGGCTAGTGACGTTTACGGTCGCGTCCGCGACGACGCCGGGCACTCCACCCAGTTTCGTCAATGCCGGAGCGCAGGCAGTTGCGACTGGCGGGATGGGCGCGGGCTGCACTGTGACTCCACCTCTACCGACGAGCCGCACCAATGGCAATCTGCTGATAGCCATCGCTCGTCCTTTTGGGACGTACAGCATTCCGACGTCCGGAGGGATAGGCGACTGGAACCAAGATACTTCGAGTTCAAGTACAGGCGGCCACAACTATTTCGCCTACGGCGCGGTGCTATTCCGCTGGGTCGACGGCACTGAGGTGGCTCCGGTCTTTCAGCTTCCCAACTATAGCAATCGTCTGGACATCGTGGCGCAGGTGTTTCAATACACAGGCGCGGCCTTTTTTAGCCGCTTTAGTAATCCCTTCGGCTGGGCGAAGGTGGGAGGCTGGTTCATACCATCCGGGACCGTGTCATCGACCGGGACCGTCTCGGCGGCCCCGGTGACTATCCCTTCGCCGACGCTGACCTATCCCTATTCGAGGGTGCTCTGCGTCAGCATGTACGACCCCGGTGCCGCGGCGACGCCATCGGTTCCGCCCGGCTTCACCTCGCGCAACACGACACCGGCCACCGCGGCCACGATCTTCTCCGAGACATTGACAACCGACACGGCGTTCGCAGCCGGTGCAAACTGTCGCATTGTTATTCCACCGACCTATCTTTCGGCAAGCGGCAGCAACATCCGCATCTGGGTGCAGGGGCCTTCCGCCGTCAGCATGGGTTTCAACCCGATGTATGTGGGTCATGCTGATCAAACTGTTAACCCGTGGAACTTCGACGGTACGCAGGTGCACGCCTACTTCAGCTACGGTAATCCAAACCTCAATACGGTTGCCGCCGGCACCATTTTGAAAAGTGACATCATCCCCTACAACCTCGACCACACCAAACCGCTGGTGATATCGTTCTACACAACCAGCACCACGATCCGCACGGGGCCGTCTCCCGGCGGAACAACCATGACGTCCTATTCAAAGATCGCGTTGGGGACCGTTGAGGCAGCGAACACAGTCGTGACCGGATACAGCGGGACGACGGGTGTCTTCCTCTTGGTGAAGATCGAGGTGATGGACCAGCACGCTCCATGCAACATCTCAGATCAGTCCTTTTCCGCCATGAACACCGCGATCCCGGCAACCACACTGCCTGAAACACCAGACGGCTGGGCCAATTTCATGCTCGAAATAAGGTCGCAATAATGCCAGTGATCACCACAGAACGACAGATGCGCCACACGCGGATGGTGTCCCGGTGGACGCAGTTCGAGCCGGGCGCGACATACACGGCTGGCGCAGTATCTGCCGCGGAGGACGCCAAACATGATATGGAAACCGATCTTTCCCTTCGTACTGGCGCTGAACCTGATAGTCCTGCACGGACCTGACGGAGCAGAGATTGATATCAACCTGAATGAAGTCAGCTCGATTCGTGACAGGTCAGTGGCAAGCGAGGGGCACTTTGCCAAGGGTGTCAATTGTCTGCTGTTCATGACGAACGGCAAGGTCATCGGCGTTAGAGAGGACTGCGACCAAGTCCGGATGATGGTGCAGAACGGTAAGCCACTGGTTGACCCAAAAGGGCCGGGCCGGTAGGTTGGGGATAGCGCCGATGCCTGTCTCGCGTCAGGCGTTGCGGGCGCTAGGGGAGCGGGCGTTGGTGATGCTCCGCCCGCTCCCTTTGCACAAGGAGCCAGATAATGGACCAAAGATCAGATAATGAGGGTGGCCGGCTGTCGCCACTGGAGCGCATCAAAGCACAGCATGATCTCACGAGGCGCATGATCCTGAGTGGCGACGAGGACGAGATACCGTGGCAGTCGGATATGCTTCCCGAGCAAGCCGGCCTGCAGCAGGTCTGGGCCGACAAGAACGGCAAGCTATGGATCATGGAGCGGTCACAGGCCGGCATTAAGCTGAAGCGACTGTGGCACATCGTTTAAGGTTCTGATACGGTGCACCCGTTCCAGAGGGGCATACCATGGCACACAGCAGGATGCGCAATCTGACACTCGCGAGCGCGAAGCACCTCTTGTCGCAAGGCCACATCACTCCAGCCCATCATCAGAAGATCGTGGCGGCGGCTGCGGTCCCGACTATTCCCAAGATGCCAACTCAGCCGACGCTGCCTAAAGCACCAGCGTTCGGCGCGTTGGGTAAGAAGATGGCTGCTCCGCCCTTACCATCACCGGGTCAGCAGGCCAATATTCCGGGCGTTCCGGGTGTCGTCGGTGGTGGGCAAAACCTCATGCCGCCCAACTTCATGGCGGATGATTCATAGGAGGATAAGATGGCAGCAGTACCGGTTATCATCAACGGCATGTTGTATCCGAAGGAGAAGGGCTCTGGTGCTGGAGCTATGCCCGCTGTCTTCATGGGCTTTCTGAGCATCGCCGGACTGAGCGTCGGCGGTGGTCCGATCATCCCGCCGGAGATACTTCCGCCGGACCCTGATGATCCACACCCGGCGCATCCGATCGTGATTCCGCCGGACCTGCCACCGATAGTCGACCCGCCACCGGGCAACCCGGCGCCCAATGCCGTTGTCGTCCTCAAACCGGCTCCGGAGACCGGCGGTTGGGGTTTGGCGACAGACCCGGGGTCTCAGAAGATACAATGGTTCTTCGCTCCCGGCGCAGGCGGAGCAGGACCGAAGGGATAGAGGGGTTAGTCATGGCAGGTATTCCCATCACGATTATAGGCACGATCTCTGACGCAGACGGCAATACCAAGCATGTTCAGATCACTGGCATCGCTGGTGTGCCGGATGTTTCAACGGGTCACCCGCTGCCACAGCCGCCCGTCTACCCGGCGCATCCATGGGTGCCACCGCCGGTCGACCCCGGCTATGGCGTGCCTGCGCCTGTGCCGCATCCGGAGCACCCGATAGTGCTGCCGCCAGACAAGCCACCGCCGGAAAGGCCGCCGGAGACGCCTCCGGGGCAGCGGCCGGGTGAAGGCTGGTCATGGGTCTATACGCCAAACGGCTGGATACTGGTTTGGGTACCGCCCGGTGGGGGTGGCAAGCCGCAACCTGTTCCTCCGCCGTCAGGAGGTACGGCCCCGAAGCCCACCCCCTTTTGAGCAGGTGGATGAGCAAATTGCGGACATTGTCGCTAGTCTTAAGAGACTTAGAGAATTGACTAGGAGCTAAACGATGCCGCTGGTATCGAAGGCGCAAGCCAGATGGGCCTACTGGGCCCGGAAGCATGCCAGCGGCAGCGAGCAGAAAGCAGCGCGGGAGTTCATCAATGCCAGTCCCCATGGGAAGGGCGCCTACAAACACCTGCCGGCCCGCGTGAAGCAGCAACCAAAGCGCAAGTTCGGTTCACTGAGTAGGTGAAATGGCCTTCAACGTACGCATATTCGGCTACAACGGCTTGGCTCAGATGCACGTCACGCAGCAGCATCGCTATTCCAGCGTCACGGTGTTTATGGCTGAGGAGCCGCCGATCTGGTCAGCAGTGGCGACATCCAATGGGGCGACCCCGGTGCCTATTGTCTTTCCCGGTCCGGGAACGGACACCGCGAAGGTGCTCGGCATCGAGGTGCCTGACAATCAGCAGATCAGGTACGAGCTACAGATGCTCGGTCCTCTAGCCAGTAATGCGCGTACGGCAGGCAACCTCTCACGCCGAATGAGCGGTTTCGATTACATCGCTTGGACGGCAGGCGCGACGTTTTCGTTCGTGGATGCCGCTAGTTTCCTGTGAACGAGCCAGTCTCCATTTTGAAGGGAAGCAGCACCTATAAGGAGCTACGGGTGAAGTTTGCCAACCGCGATCGGCGGATGGACACCCTGTATCAGGTGCTCAATGAGCAGGGGCAGATCGTGCCCTATCGGCGCCGTACGGCGCAGGCAAAGTATGCAGCCGATCAATGGCTGCTCGACATCATCGTGAAGGCGCGGCAGATCGGGTTCTCGACCGAGATCGCGATCGACATAACCGACCACTGCATCTGGCGAAAGAACTTCACGGCCGGCATCATCGACTACACGCTCGACGATGCCAAGCTGAAGCTGCAGAAGGTGCGGACCGCCTACATGGGAACCCCGGCCGCGGTAAGGGAGACTGTGCGCCTCGTGAAGGACAACGAGGAGGAACTGAAATGGTCAAACGGGTCTACGTGTTATGTGGGGACCAGCCACCGCGGTGGGACGCTCCAGTATTTGCATATATCGGAGTTTGGAAAGATAGCCACGGACAAACCGGACATTGCCCGCGAGATCAAGACGGGCGCTCTGAACACCATCGCACCCGGACAAAAGATCAAGGTCGAAAGCACCGCGCACGGCACAAGCGGCCAGTTCTACGACATGGTTCGCATCGCGGAAGCTAAGGCGAAGACAGGCAAGTCTCTATCCCAGCTGGACTTCAAGCTGCACTTCTTCGCGTGGTGGATGGACCCGAAGTACGTGGTGCAGCCGACCTTGGCTGTCATCACCCGCGAGATGTCGGAATACTTCGACGAGCTTCGCGTCAAGCACGGTGTGATCCTCTCGCCAGAGCAGAAGGCATGGTACATCCTGAAGTACGAGACGCTCGGCCGCGACGACATGCACTCGGAGTTTCCGAGCTGCATGGAGGAGACCTTCTACAACAGCATGGAGGGAACATGGTTCAAGAGAGAGATGCAGAAGATGCGGGAGGAGCACCGGATCGGCCACAATATCCCGCACGACCCAAATTATCTCGTGAACACGTTCTGGGACATCGGGCTGGAGACCAAGAACAACCAGAACGCAATCTGGTTTCACCAGACGGACGGGACGCGCCACCGGATCATCGACTACTACGAGAACGCGGGAGAGGGAGTGCAGCATTACGCGAGCAAAGTAAGAGAGATTGGCGTGAAGCGAAACTTCACTTTCGGGAAGCACTATGGGCCTCACGACATCGCACACCGAAGCTGGGCAAACGACGCGAAGACGCGCAAGGAAATAGCATCGAGCCTCGGGATCGAGTTCGAGGTGGTGCCGAGAGTGCTGGACAAGGAGGACGCGATCGAGGCCCTGCGCCGCATGTTGAGCCTGACGTGGATCGACGCGGAGCATTGCGGTCGTTTAGTGGAGTGTCTGGACAATTATCGAAAAGTATGGAGCAGGCAGCTCGCGCAATGGACCGCGGTGCCGCTGCACAACTGGGCAAGCAACGCAGCTGACGCCGGCATGACCGGCGCTGTAGGAATGAAGCCGGACGGCATCTGGCTCGCTGATGGAAGCAGGAACAAGTCACGCAACGACAAGCGTGTGCGAGGGTCACAATGGGCGCAATGAGCGTGGAGCAGGTATATGGGCATCGTAAAGCGATGGCTCGACAAGTACAGGAGAGCGATTGACGTTCAGGAACTATGGCCGGTGTGCAAGAAGATTGCGAAAGATGACGAAGTGGCTCGCGCCACGTTTTACTATCACATCATTCACGACAAGGCATGGACTGCCTACTTCAGCGACAAAGAACTGCGGAAGTTTGTGAGCGAACTATGATCAGCAAGTCGGCAGCGGACTATACCTCGGTCGCAGAGCACATGAACGAGCGCTGCCGGCTGTGTCAGCACTTCGTCGACCCGAAGGGCTGCGAGATCGTGAAAGGTCTCATCAGCCCACGAGGGTGGTGCAAATATTTCGAGAGGAGCGAGCATGCCACTAGCAGGGATTAGACTGATCAGGCAGATATTCGCGGACCATCTGCCGGCAGGCTACAGCCTCGCCAGCGCTTACATGAACCTCGATCACGATGGGCCCGACCCGGAATCGCAGGTTCTAACGTTCCATGTTATTGCTCCGGCGGGCAATGCCATTGTGGTAAAGTCCGACAGAGTGCCATCCCGGTTCGACATCAACCTCTTGGCGGCGGCTACTGCCAAGAAATTTGCGGAGGGTCTAGGCAATGAGCCATCTCATGGAATCGACGCGAAGGATGGCGGAGAACGATCCGTCAATCGTCAAGTTCCGCCGGATACCGGTGGGCAACACGGTGGTCTACCACGGACGCTCGGGGTCGATGCGCCAAGGCAGGACAACCTTCCCGGCGACGGTCCTGAAGCAGCATGAAGACGACGGCTCTCTCGATCTGATCGTTGACTTTGAGGCCGAGGATCGCATCTGGGAGCAGCGTGTGCTGCCATGGAGCGAGACGCAGTCCGGACACTGCTGGGAGCCTGTCGAGCCGATCGAGGGCACCTCGGAGCATCAGGCACTGGCCCAGCTGGCGGAGACCATGCGACGGGAGTTTCAAGGACTATCCAATCTCGTCAGCCAGCTGAAGAACCAGATGTACGGGGACTACGACATCCCCAATAGGGCAATGATCGAGTACCTCGATGACTTCGACAAGCGGTTGAAGAAGCTGGAGCGCAAGGCGTGAGGGCTGAGCTATGGCGCGCAACGCGGCGATTCTGGAAGATGTCGACTATTCGGATGTGACGCCCGGTGCGGAAAGCGACGGGGCATCTAGCTCAGATGAGACCGATCGCAGAGCGCAGATACCCCTGTCGAAGAAGACCCCGCAGCAGCAATGGCGCATCCTCAAGGGCAACATTCAATCCGACCTCGAATATTCGCTGAAGTGGCGCAAGCAGGCGACCGATGACCTCGGGTTCGTCTCCGGCGACCAGTGGTCCGACGAGGACAAGCAGATACTGGATGAGCAGGGGCGACCACACAACGTCTTCAACCGCATCGAGACCATCCTCCGCGCCATTGCCGGCATGGAGATCAACGGTCGGCACGAGATTAACTTCCTCCCACGAAACAATGATGACACGGCCAAGAACGAGCTGCTGACGGCGGTTTCGAAATGGATGGGTGATGGCTGCGATGCGGAGGATGAGCAATCAGAGGCATTCCAGCAGGCTCTTGGCACTGGCTTGGGTGTTTCGGAAGCGCGCTATTCGTACGAGAACGAGGCCGAGGGCTCGTATATCGAAGAGCAAATCGACAGCAGAGAGTTCGTCTGGGATCGGACCGCACGCAAAAAGAACCTCCGGGATGCCCGACGCATGGGACGACTGCGGCGAATGCCGCTGATCGACGCCCTGCAGATGTTTCCCGGCAAGACGCGACGGGACATAGACGCGCAGTGGGCCAACCAGAACTACCTTGACGAAGCGACACTCAAGTCGATCGAGGAGAAGCGCATCCGTGATGAAAACACGGCGCTGTGGGAGGACTACGACGACCGCAACGAAGTGACAGTGGTCGTGATCCAATGGAGGGAGAAGGAATCGTACTGGCGGGTCGCTGATATCGCCACCAATACGGTGAAGGAGTACGACAATGACCAGTACAAGATGATCTCTGCCCGCATGAACCAGATTGGCAGTAAGGTCGGGGCTATGGCCAGCCTTCACGCACGGCAGGCCTATCGGTGGCGCTACTATCAGGCGTTCCTCGGTGCCAATGCGCTGCTCGACAAGGTGCAGCCGGCGCCATGCGGCAACCAGTTCTCGTGGGGCGTCATCACAGGCGCCTTCGATGCCAAAAAGAGGCAGTGGTATGGCCTCGTGCGCGTGATGCGCGATCCGCAGCAATGGGCAAACAAGTTCCTGTCCCAGATCATGCAGATCATGAACAGCACCGCAAAGGGAGGCATTCTCGCCGAGGCTGACGCGTTCGACGATCAGCGGCAGGCGGAAGAGACCTATGCGATGCCGGAGGCGATCACATGGATGACGCCCGGCTCGCTATCCGGACAGAAGCCAAAGGTGATACCGAAGCCCGGACAGGGCGACGCTAGCGCCTACGTCAATCTGCTGACCTATGCTGTCCAGTCGATTACCGCGGTGACTGGCATCAATCTCGAACTGCTCGGGCAGCAGGACAAGGACCAGCCGGGCATCGTTGAGCACATGCGCAAGCAGGCCGGCATGACAGTGCTGGCGACGATGTTCGACAGCCTGCGTGGCTTCCTCAAGATGATCGGCCGCAAGAGGCTCTACTTCATCCAGACGCGTATCCCGGACGGCACGATGGTTCGCGTGGCGGGCGGCGAATATGCGCAGGTGGTGCAGGTCACCAAGGACAAGACGACGGGCAACTACGACGTGGTTGTCGACGACGCCCCGACCAGCCCCAACATGAAGGAGGCCAACTGGGCTGTCATGCAGCCAATGCTGACAGCGTTCAAGGATCAGTTCCTGCAAGACCCGCAGCTGATGATCCTTGCGCTGGAATATTCGCCGCTCCCCTCGGCCTTTGTCGACGCCATGAAGAAGGCGATGGTCAAGTCCCAGATGGGCGATCCGGGTCAGCAGCAGTGGCAGGAGACGATGAAGCAGCTGGCAATTTCCAAACTCACCGCGGAGATCAACAAGGATCAGAGTATCGCGGAGATGAACAATGCAAAGGCCGGCGCAACTAACTCGACCGCCACGTACGATTTGGCAATGGCTCAAAATCTTCTGGCTAAGAATGATATCGAGGGATTCCAGCACCATATTCAGGCCATGTCCGAAGCCGCGAAAGCCGAGCTAAACAAGGCGAAGGCGGCGCAGACGATCGTCTCGACCCACAAGGACATGCAGCAGACCAACATCGATCACCAGCAGCACGTCAGCGATATGCTGACTGACGCGACCGATCGCGCCGCGACCCGGCATCAGGCGGCTGTCGACACCCATGGCGTGATGATCGATCACCACAAGGCGCTGACTGACCGCATCCAAGCCCACCTCACGGCGCGGCAGCAGCAGCTTGACATGATGAATATGCAGGCGGATCGGGACCACGAGGCTCAGCAGGGTCAGGCCGATCGCGAGCACGAAGCCCAGCAGGGACAGGCGGATCGGGATCAGCAGAACAACGAGATGGTCGGGGATCAGGCGCTGCAGGCGATCAAGATGGGCGGCGATCAGGGGCTGCAGGCTCAGGCGCAGGTCGGCGATCAGAGGCTCCGGTCGCAGGAGTTGAACCAGAACCGGGAGGCTGGGGCGGCCGATCGCGAGCTAAAGGCCGGCGACCAGCGACTGAAGGCGCAGCAGCTGCGGCAGACCGACGAGCATAACCGGCGCCAGAGCGAGATCGCTCGGTACACCGCGGTGACCGGCGCTCAGCAGGCGGCAGCGCGAGACTCGGAGAAGAAGAAGTGATACGCGAGCGGATGGCACTGTTGAGGCAGGCGCAGGAATACTTCCACGCGCTGCTCCTTGGCGTCGTTAACTGGGATGATGTCAGGGTCGACAAAGCGGTCCCGATCCCCCCGGTTAAGGGGAACCGGGACCAAGGCAAGGAGCGGGACATTGTATCGGCCAGCTTCAACGGCTTCCGGATGGAGCTGCTTGGCCCGTTCGAGAACGAGCACTGGCCGCTCGGGTGTGTCAAGGTCAGCCGTGGTGGACATTCGTTCTCCGGACCGCTGGACGCACTAACGTGGGTGTATGTCGCTAACTTTATTCGCGAGCACAAACCCGAGGGAGACGACGATGGCAGGATTGCAGGTGGAGAGGATTGGGGACGTTGACGAAGGCGAGCCGCCCGTCCCCTCCGAGGTCGATGAGTTTGGTTTGACGCCAGACGAGCGGGCTGCCTTCGACGGCATGAAGGACGCCGATAAAGGCCTCCCGGAGGCCCCTGAGGAGCCTGAGGAGGCGCCCGCGCCGGCCCCCGCCCCCGAGGAGCCCAAGCAGAAACTGGACGCACCACCGGCGCCGCCAAAGAAGGTGGAGGCCCCTGAGGAGGACGACGAGCCCGATCAGGTAACGCGCGACCCCCGCACGGGCAAAGAGCAGCGCACGATCTCCTACGGTAAGCACCAGCGGCTTTTGAAGAAGGCGCGGGAGGATGCGGAGGCGCTCCGGGCCCAAGCTGAGGAGGGGCGGATCAACCATGCCAAGCTCACGGAACGGCTGGCGATCCTGAATGATGCCCTGACAGCGCCTCCGCCACCGCCGCAGCTGACCCCGCAGGAGCAGGAACAGCAGCGCCGGCAGGAAGCCCTGCAGAACCCGATGCTGGAGGACACGATCGATCCCTCGATCGATCTGGCCGGCTCGATCGCGCAGATGCAGCGCCGGCAAATATTCATGGCGCAAGCCAATATGTACCAGCAGGAGGCCACGCAGGAGCAGCTGGCTGACCAGCAGATGGTCCGGGACTTCACCCGGGACGCCGAGATGTTCTCGCGATCCGAGGAGGGTCAGCACTTTTTCGGCGATGCTGGCGCCTACCAGTTCCTGAAGAACAGCCGGCTGTGCGAGCTTGCCTATCGCATGTTCCGCAAAGACCCCACCAATGTGAACGATAAGTTCACCCAGAAAGAGATCAATCAGCTGGTGTCGTCCTATAACGAGGAGGAGCGAGACCTCGTTGGCGATGCCCTGCAGAACGGTGTAAGCCCGTCACAAACGATCATGTGGTACGCAAAAGGGCGCGGCTGGCGACCGCCGCAGCCCGCGGCTCCGCCACCCGCACCTCCTCCGGCCCCTGCGTCTGCACGCAAGTCGCCACTGGCGCCTCCGGCGGCTGTGCCTCCCCCACAACCCTCCAACAGCGCGGTGGCGAGGATACAGTCGGAGACAGCCGGCGCGGCAGCATCGCGCTCCCTGTCTGATGGTGGCGGTGTGCCGCCAGCCGAGCCGCTCTCGATCGAGCAGCTGCTCAAAATGGATGATGAAGAGTTCGGAGTGTATATTGATAACCTGCCTCCGCAGCGTCTGCAGTCGCTGATGGGGCGAGACTTCCCGACGCGTCATTAGGAAAGACCGACATGAAGGCAATTTTCATCGCTTTATTTGGGGCCGGACTGTTAATTGCTGCGCCAGCGAAGGCGCAGGATCAACGGCCACCACCCGCGCCTGTTTCACCGGGCTTCACCACGGGTGATTGGGGGGTGTCACGCCGGGTAGAGCGGAGGGAGGCGCGCCGGGACTGGCGTCACCGCGACCGCTACAACCGATATCAGACCCGGCGGAATGATTTGAATCAGAGGTATCAACATCGCCAGTAGGAGGCTCAAATGAGCTGTTTAAGTCTCGGGTTTGTAGAGCAATTGCTGGTCTGGCTGATTATCGTCGTCGCGGTCGTCGCAGTGATCAAGCTGCTTATTCCATTCCTAGACGGCCTCACAGGCTTTCCCATTGTCGGGCAGATCATCTCCATCCTGCTCTGGGCGATAGTGGCGATCATGATCCTCTATGTGATCTTTGGCCTGCTCAGCTGCTTGGTAGGTTCCGGGCCCGGCTTGCACCTGCCCCGGTGATGGAGGCGTGTCATGGCCGCACGGATAGCCATTGCGATCCTGCTTTCGCTTTTGATCTTCCTTCCCATTCTGAAAGGCCGGTCGGGGTATTTTAGCCACGACCTGACCTTTTACAGCCAGAACGACTATCCGTGATGCTGGCTTGCATCCGAAAGCCCATTGAGATAAAAAGGTCACACGCCTCGGGGATCGGCGCTTAAATTTCCCCCACCTCTAGGGCTACCGGTCAAGCCCTCCCGCCCAGCAGGGGGCGTTTAAGCAATCTGCACCCACGCATATCGCAGCATGTGCCACGGCGCCGCTATGGCGCCGGGCGCGACCGCAGGGGTGCCCCATGGCGACCACTTCCTATCCCGTCAACGACGCTATGGCCGTCAAGCTATGGTCGCGCGTCCTTGATTACGAAGCGCTGAAATATACGGCGATTGCGCCGCTGATCGGCGATGACGAGAACTCCATCATCCACATGCAGGATGCGCTGTCGAAGGGCCCGGGTGACGCAATCACCTATGCGATCGTCATGCAGCTTGCACAGGCTGGCTTTTCCGAGAACCAGCTGGCGGAAGGCAACGGTGAGGCGCTGACGACCTACAGCGATCAGCTTGTGATCAATGAGCTGATGGCGGTGGCCGGCGTCAAATCGAGGCGCACGATCGACCAGCAACGCGTCCCGTGGGACTTGCGGAACACGGCGAAGGGGCGGCTGGGTGACTGGTACGCCAAACGCTATTCGGTGGCGTTCTTCAATCAGGTCTGTGGCTATTCGGTGCAGACCGACGTGCGCTACACCGGTCTCAATCCGGTGACGGCTCCATCTACCGGCCGCATTATCCGGCAGTCGAACCGGGCCTCAGATGATCTTCTGGTGGCTGGCGACACCTTCACCCTCGACATGATCGACAAGGCAAAGGAAGCGGCAATCACCGCTACGCCGATGATTCGTCCGATCAGGATCAAGGGCAACTCGCCGCGCAGCAACGGGCGCAGCGACTACAACAACACGCTGGAGGATATGTATTGCGCGTACCTCCATCCCTATCAAGTCACGGCCATGCGCCGCAACACCTCGACCGGTCAATTCATCGATCTGCAGAAGGCGGCCTCGATGGGCCGGCAGGACACCGGCAACCGCATCTTCTCCGGTGCGATCGGCGTCTACAACGCAACCATCATGCGCTCGGCATTCGACGTGACGGATGGCGTCTCTGCAGCTGGCGCCGATGTGCCGACTGTGAGGCGAGCCATCTTCCTCGGAGGACAGGCTGCGATGATGGGCTTCGGACGGGACAACGGACCGTCGAAGCTGACATGGAATGAGGAACTGTTTGACCACAAGCGGCGCCTCGAAATTTCGGCACTGACGATCCACGGGCTGAAGAAGACGCGCTACAATAACATCGACTATGGCACTATCGTCATGTCGACCTACGCGCAGCCTGCGACCTGAGGAGGATGTAACATGCCCACTGGTGTTCTCGGCACGGCTGCCCGGCAAGACCCGCGGCAAGTCTCCAATACGCTGAAGAAGACGGTCAACTGGAACGATGCGGCGACGGGTGTCCCCGTTCCCTTTGCGAACTATCTGCCGCAGGGTGCCTTCATCCTCAACGTCTGGATCGAGGTGGTGGTCGCCTTCAACGGCACCACGCCCACGCTCACGGTCGGCACCAATGCCGCGAGCTATAACAATATCGTGGCGGCTGGCGATGCGACATGGACGGGCACTGTCATTCCCGCCATCACCCAAGGCCGGGGACTCGGCCGGTCCCTTACCGCGGCGGGCGACGTGCTGCCCTATGCGGTATGGAACGCGACTGGTTCGCCGTCAGCAGGACAGGCCATCTTCGTCATCGAGTTCGAGGGCGGATGGCAGTCGTAACCTCCCTAGACTTGGGCCGGGCGGCCGACCCCGCCCGACCTCTTTTTGCGAGGGTGAGACCATGAAGCGCTTTCTAAACTCGGCGGCATCCGGCGCGATCTTTGCGCTGGCAGCGCTGGCTACAGCGGCGATGGCACTCCAGATCGCCGGTCGCGATTCGGGGCAGAGCCGGAATATCTTCCAAGTCGGAATGGCGGCGATCTCGACCGACCTTGGTGTCACCGCGACACCTTCCGGCACGCAGGCCAACTCTTACCAGATCACCGCGGGCTTCACGCTCGTGACGACGGTGGCGACGATCGGCGATGGTGTGAAGATGCCCTCGATCACGAATATCGGGGCTCCATCAAACCTTGATACTTCGCTCAATGTCATTGTCGTCAACAACACAGCCAACTCGATGAACGTCTTTCCGTTCTTGGCAACGGATGTCATTGTCAGCAATGGCACTGCAGCTGGTGCGGGGGCTGCACTGGCGGTGCCAGCATTGAAGAATGCGGACTGCTGGTCCGCGACATCGACGGGTCGTTGGTATTGCACAGTCGGTTAGCGCGGTTCGGCCGCGGTTACCGCGGAGGAGGCGCGAACCATGCGAACACTACTCACTGCTGCCCTTTTCTCCCTATTGTTGATCGGCGGGGCTCAGGCCCAGACTCCAGCCCCTCGGGTCGTCAACCCACCCTGCAATGCTCCCTGCACGCAGCAGCAGCTACTGCAGGATGTTCAGAACCAATTCCCTGACAACACAGCCGGCGCCATCACGCCGGCCATCATGCGTACGTTCTTCAACAACCAGCTTAACTCCATGATGGCGGCATCTCCGCTCGTGGCTGGCCAGCTGGTGTGCTGGAATGGCACGACCGGCCTGCCCGGTACCTGCTCTGGCGCAGTCAGCATTCCCCAAGGCGGCACTGGCGCAGTCTCGCAGGGTGGTGCGGCAATCAACATCTTCCCGACCGCGATCCGGGCGGGCGACATTGCCTACTGGAGCGGTGCCAACTGGGTCACGCTCACTGGCAACAACACTGGCACACAGCTATTGTCCGAGAACGCCTCGGGCGTGCCGTCATGGGTACCGGCGGTCAACTTCCCGGTCGCCACACGGGTCGGGGACATCATCTACTGGAGCGGGACGTCATGGGTCACCCTTGCGGGCAACAACGCCGGCAATGTGATCCTGTCGGAGAATGCGTCTGGCGCTCCGACGTGGCTGGCTTCAGGCAATGCAGCATCGACGGTAGTGCTGCCGGCACCTACCCGGGCTGGCGACATGCCTTACTGGAACGGGACGGCATGGACGACGATCGCCGGCAATAACACTGGCACGCAGTTCCTGTCACAGAATGGGTCTGGCGTGCCGGCGTGGGGCAATATTACTGCGGTGACATCCGTCACCTGCGGCACTGGCCTGTCCGGCGGCACGATCACCGCGACTGGCACCTGTGCGGTCAATATCAGCAATTTCACCAACTCTTTGGCCGCTGATCAGCCGCTCAATGTCATCGGCAATTATTTCCCCGGCCCAAGCGTGGCACAAGGTACGACGGGGACATGGTGGGCCGCTGGAACGGTGACACTGAGCGACACGGCGGCGGCGACGTTTTACTGCAAGCTGTGGGATACCGGCGCCATCATCATGGCGAGCGGCGTCGCGCAGATCACGGCAGCAGGCAACACCACCATGAGTTTGGCCGGGTATGTTTCGTCTCCGGCGGGCAACATCACGATCAGCTGCCGGGATATCACGACTGCCAATGGCAATATACGGTTTAATATCAGCGGCAATTCCCGTGACAGCACGCTGAACGTGATGAGAATACAGTGATGACGCAACAACAACAGGGTGGCTTTGGTCCGGGCTTTAGTACCGGCTTTGAGGGTGGCGGCGCCGTCTACAGCCTCGGCGGGATGATCTTCCGAATCGCTGCGGAGCTAGGCTCGCGCTTCGATCTGGCGGGGCTTGCGGGCTCGGCCAACCAGTCGAGGCCCAATGCCGAGGCGATCCGCAACGCCATCAACACGGCGATCTCGATCTACCAGAAGCAGCGCTTTCGCTTCAACGAAATCGATCCATCAGCCCCGACCATGTTCCAGACTGTCGGCGGGCGCGCGACCTATAACAGCGATGACTGCCCGGCGATTGGGTCGATGTACTGGATCGACTACATCAACATCCAGATCGGCAACACGCTGATGCAGCTGTCGCAGGTCAACCCGGAGCGGCAGCACCTGAACATTCAGCTGTTCACCCAGTTCGGCCTGCCCACGAGCTTCGCCTATGAAGGCAATACGCTGATCCTCTATCCCGTGCCGGTCGCCGCCTACAATGTCTGGATCGGTGGCCATTTGCGGGTCGAGATGCCTCAGGACGATGGTGAGCTAAATAACCCATGGATGCAGCCTGAGCAGGGCGAGCTACTGATCCGATCCCGCGCCAAGTACGAGATCGCGCTGCACGTCTTGCGCAACCCATCGATGGCGCAGGCAATGTCACCGGACGAGCCCGGCGCCACATGGCGCGCGTTCAGGATACTGAAAGGCGAGGGCAACAAGATCACATCAACGCGCGGACGTGTCGTGCCAATGAAGTTCTAGTGAGATGCCGAAGCTTGTCGAGTTTCCAGAGTATGCGCCCGATGTCTCACCGCTCGGTCAGGCCGAATCGCAGGTGATCTACAATGTTGTGCCGAAGGGCGACGGCTATGGGCCTATCCAGAGTCTGCTGCCTTATACCGGCAAGCTTCCCGGACCGTGCCGCGGCTACTTCTTCGGGCGCCGGGTGGACGGATCGGTGTCGCTGTTCGCCGGCACGGAAAACAACCTCTACATCATGAACGCGACGACACTGGAATGGGACAAGGTGTCGAAGGGCGGCAATGACTATGCCTCAGTGCCGACCGGCGACCACTGGGTGTTTGTCCAGTTCAATGATCTGGTGATCGCGGTCCAGCAGAACTGTCCCCCGCAGAAGTTCGCGCTCTCGACGTCGAGCGTCTTTGTCGACCTTGGCGGCAATCCGCCCTTCGCAGGATCGGTCGCCGTGATCGGCTTCTTCGTGGTGCTCACCGCACTGACGGAGAACAAGCTGCGGGCGCAGTGGAGCGATCTCGATGCTCCAGAATCGTGGACTGCGGGCCTCGGACTATCGGACTTCCAAGACTTCCCGGATGGCGGCTCCTGTCTGGTGTGCACTGGGGGTGACGCTTATGGTCTGATCTTTCAGGAGCAGTCGATCCGCTCCATGACCTACGCGGCCGGCAACCCGGCGATCTTCCAGTTCTATCGCATCAGCACGCAGGAAGCGCTGTATGCCAAGTATTCCGTCGTCAACGTCGGCAACCGTGTGTTCTACCTTGGCGCAGCCGGCTTCAAGCAGATCGTCGGCTCGACGGACCCGGTCGATATCGGCAAGGAGAAGACCAACCGCACGTTCTTTTCCGAGGTGGACCCGTCCGCACCACAGCTGATCATCGGTGCCTCGGCTCCGACCGCGACCCGCGTCTTCATGGCCTACAAGTCGCTGCTCAATGGCACACAGGGCGTATTCGACCGGGTGCTGATCTACGACTACGTGCTCAACAAGTGGACGCGAGCGAACCTGATCGGCGAGTATATCGCATCACTGGCGAAGCCCGGTCTCACGCTGGAGGCCATGGACCAGTTCGCACTGCCGCAGCTGATGGTACAGGATGCAAGAAACAACGGGGTTGGCGCGATCCGTCTGACGCTCGATTCCGTCGCCAAGCCGACCTTTAATCTGGCTGCCCAGCCATTCGCCACGGTGCAGGGCGTCAAGGGAACGGTGGAGGCAAACGGTGTCTGGAGCTTCAACATCATCGATGACACTCACGCCGACCTTGTCGGATCAACCTTTACCAATGCCTATATCAGCGGTGGCGCCATCGGCGGATCGATCGAGGAGATACCGTTCTCCTTTGACAGCGTCGTCAAGGCGGCTATTGCTCAGCCATCGGCGTTTGACGCGAACGGTGTGCTCGGCTTCTTCAATGGGCCCAACCTCGAAGCCACGTTGGAGACGGGCGAGGCGGATGGCGAGGGGCAGTTTGTCTTCACCACTTCGGTGCTGCCGATAACCGACGCTACGGCGGTCTATTGCTCGATCGGGTGGCGCAACCGTCCCTCCACTCCGATCCAGTACACCATGGAAAGCTTGGTCGACGATCAGGG